CGAAGGTATGATTATCGCTCGCATCGAAGAATATCGTAATCTCGTAACATCGGCTATTAATACAGACCCAGCTATGGCTAGTATTGTTGATGGTGTTACTGATCTTCAAGAAGTCATTGACAGTAAACTGTACAAATTTAAAATGGATTAAAAATTATGGGTTTTAAAGATTATTTAAACGAGAAAGTTTCATGGGCAACATATAAAGGTCCTTACGTTCTCGGTGCAGAATATGAGGGCAAAGCATACGTCGCTAAGGGAGATCTTGATTTCACTGTAGCTTATGTAGATGGTGCTTGGCGGATTCAAGATCCTAACGGTGAAGAATACGAACAAGGATTTAAAACTGCTGCTCTTGCTAAAAAAGCTGCTGCTGATTATATCGAAGGTTTAATGGAATCTGAAGATCTTAGTGAAGCATCTGCTAAAGAGAATAAAGAAAAAGCTCAGGATGCTTTGATGGCGCAGCGCAAGCCGCTTTTGAATCTGATGATGCCGAAGATTCAGCTGTTTTTAAAGCTATGGATAAAGAGTTTGCCAGAATTGAAAAACTATTCGGTTATTCTCCAGGTTCTTGGACACGCGGCGTATAATGACATTTAAAGAATTTCTAGAAGAGAGTGTTGGAAAGTTCGAAAAAGAATATTTCCAACCTCTTAAACCAGCACAGAAAGCAGCAATTGAACGTGCCTTAGTTCCAGATATCAAAATGTATTTAGGGGATGGGTATGACGTGACTCTACGCACTACTAAGGATGATGACCGCGGCACAGCTGTATTATTATACATTAAAAAGGGAAGTGGCTTATCTACATTGGTTGCCCATAAGTCAATGGGTCCTAACGGAAAATTGGTTGATAAAAATATTAACTAAATGTGAAAAAAGTTGTTTACATTAACTTCTAGTGTGATATAATTCAAAGGTAATCTGGTGAACAGATTGCCTTTTTTATTAAGAAGTAAAGGATAGATATGAAATACGATAAAGGTAAACCAAAAATGCACCTTATTCCACCAGAAGCATTAGAGTCTATGGCTATAGTGCTAGGTTTTGGTGCTGAAAAATATGGTGAAAACAACTGGCGCAAAGACATAAATAATACTAGTTTCGGTCGAACATATTCATCCTTACAGCGTCATCTTAATGCATTTTGGTCAGGTGAAGACTTTGATCCAGAGTCTGGATTACCTCATCTTGATCACGCTTTAACACAGCTTATGATCCTAAAGATGCAAACATTAGAATGCACAAACCAAGATATGGACGACCGTTTTAAGAAGGAAGAAACAAATGATTAATGACTATCTAAAAGTAAAAGATATTCGCAAACTATTCAAGATTGCGTACGACAACGAAGAATTTACGATTGATCGCACGGGTTCTAAAACTATTGAAATCCTAGGCGCAACGTTTATTGCAGATGAAGATCACATCATTCGTACTCCAGCTTATGAATATATCGAGCGTGAACTTGACTGGTATAAGTCTATGTCGCTATATGTAGAAGACATCCCTGGAACCACTCCAACGATTTGGAAACAGATCGCGTCAGAAGAAGGAAAGATTAATAGCAACTACGGATGGTGTATCTATTCATCCGATAATGGCCAACAGTACGATAATGTTCTAGCTGAATTGAAATCTAATCCAGATTCTCGACGTGCCACAATGATCTACAATCGTCCATCTATGCATATTGATTTTGAAAAGAACGGAATGAATGATTTCATGTGCACATTCGCTAACTCATTCTTTATCCGCGATGGCAAACTTATATCTCATTATATTATGCGCTCAAATGATTCAGTTTTTGGATACAACAATGATTACGCCTGGGCTCGACATGTTCAAAAGGAATTAGCTGATGATCTTGGCGTAGAAGTTGGCGATCTTATCTGGACCGTATCTAATATCCATGTATATGAACGTCACTTTGATCAGCTTGAGGCATTAAAAGTATGATAGGCGATTTTTTTAATAATGCTAGCGAACTATTCGAAGACGAACGTGAAATTTGCTCGCCTATGTTTGGGTTATCTTTTGATAATCCAGCAGCAGCATTAAAAGATGGCAACGACTATTATAATAATATGCTTAATGAAACAATCGTCGAACGAAATAAAATTGAGCAATATTACTATGAGCGAATTAGAAATGGGTTAATGTCTAAATTAATTGAGATTAAATCATACTCTAATGTAAGTATTTTTGACACAAGACGATGGATTACAACGAATGATGACTGCATTAGTTCTGTACAAATTCTAATCAGAGATAAAATTTTCATAAATATATTTATGAGAAGTTCGGATTTTGATGGAGCGCTTTCGTCAGATTTGAAGTTCTTTTCATCGTTGCCAACGTGGCTCATTAATCAGCTTATTAACATGAAAGATGATTATAGATTTAACGAGGTTACTGATGAAAGCATAAATACGTTAAATAACATGGGTGTAGATATAAACATAATGTTTGGATCATTACACCGAACAAACTAAAGGAAGGAAAAATGATTGGATTGTTCTTAGGCAAAGGCCTTGAAGGTTGCGGAGTTACAAAATACGCAATCGAAATGATGACATATCTTAAACAAAGTAATATAGACTATAAGTTATTCATCGCTGACGACAAAAAACATTCACGCAATAAATCACATGATTTGAGTGAATTCAACGTTGGGTTCTATCGAGCAATCCCACCAAAACGAAAAGTCGTACCCACATTCGACGATATGATTAATGAAGCGAAAGAATGCGACACGATCGTTATTCTATCGATGCCTGTTAAAGGTTATGACGAACAAATTTTATCTGAAACTAAGCGTTTCTTTGACTCGATTAAAGATAAAAATGTCGTTGTAACTCATCATAATCATAGTTCATTATACATGAAAAAAGAGGTGTTGCTTGATGATGTATTGGAAATCACTAACACTATCTTTACTCATAGCGCAGTAAACCCTGTAAACAAATATATTATAAACAAATATCCAAACGCGAAAATTTTTAACTTGAATCCTTCAATGTTTATTGATTCATTTAAAAAGTTTTGGAAACCCGTAAGCGAAATTGATACAAGTGTCGTTAATTGGATCGGTAGAACTACACCATGGAAAGGATACGATTTAGCTGTTAATTTTCATACAGATCATTTGAAGGGTCTAGGATTTAGCACATCAATGCATGGTATGGACCGTGGTCCAGCATTTATTGGTTTTAAAGCACTTCACGCAGGAAAATTCATACTGCAAGACAAAGAAATCCAAGATAATAAAGACAATCTTTGTGAAATCTTTGGACCGTACGTTCAAGACAAAATGCTCGATAAAATGAGTAAATCTGGTTTTGTATTACAATTGACAAAAATTAAACCAGAAGAATTACAGCAGTCTTATTCACTTGAATTTACACATATTGAGGCTTTGTCTATTGGCTCAATTCCTGTATTTAGAACTGAACATGGTAATGCAGTAATTAGTCGTAAAGATGATCGTCCAATTATTGAACACGATACTGGAATCCTTTGGCTGAACGAAAATAATCAAGCAGAAGTAGCTGCAAAAATGAAAGAAATCGCTAATGATCCTGCATTATTTGAAGAGCATAGAACAAAAGCGTATAATTTCGCTAAAGAACAATGCGACAGTAAAGTAGTATTCGATGAATTCTTTAGAGTAGTTAAAGAAGAAAATTCAAACTTAAACAAAGCTGATACCATAGGAGATGAATGGTAATGAAGTGGATTACAATTATACCATTGGCAGGTGGATATCCAGTGGGTGCTCAGAAAGATCTAGGTACTGTTCCAGAAGCAGTTATCTCTTGGCCTGCATTTAAAGCAAACGACTCACATTATCAAAACTATTTGAGAACTGAGTATAATTATCCTGAAGAAAATTTTGTTCTTTTAGATGAAGAAAATAACGTAACACAAGGTAGTACGAATTACCTTTCAAAGGACATTGATATTGTTATTAGCACACCGCCATGTGCCGGATTGTCAATGCTAAATACTGGTAATTCTAAGGATTCAGATTCCGGACGTGGCGCATGTGCTGCACAGAATGAATGGATGAAACGAGCGTCTGAATATGCATTAGATGTCATTAAACCGAAGGTTCTAATATTTGAGAACGCGCCAGGTCTGTACACGTCAAAAGATGGCGAAGAAGTTATGGACTATTTGAATAGTGTTGCTGAAAAATTTGGTTATAGTACGTCAGCAATCATGACTAGCACTGATCTTCATGGTATTCCACAAATTCGTAAAAGAACATTCTTTTATTTTTGGAAGTCTGAAACTTCGCCACTAATTGAATTTAGCTCAACCGATGAAGTTGCACCTTCAATTAAAGAATATCTTTCTAAGAAACCTCCTTTTAAACAAGACAACATTTATCCAAAAGAAGGTTTACAAAACGACCCATTTTTTCAGTTTGTTAAAACGAACTATGATGACTTTAGATCTGATATGAATGAATCACGTAAACGTACAATGACTCATCATATTATTAAAAGCGGAAAATTTGATGAATTTCATGATTACATTCTTGAGAATCACTCCGGTACTCCTGCTGCAAAATTCGTTCAGCACGCTAAGAAAAAGTTAGCAGATAATAAGAACTTCTTCGACCCTTCACCTAATTACTTCGGTGATGATAGATTGAATGGAATTGTAGGGAAAACAGTTACTCATACAGTGCATCCAATTGAAGATCGTTTCTTGTCTTATGGTGAATTGCTGTATTTTATGGGTTATCCTAACACATTTGAGTTATTAGAACCTAAGAAAAATACGAATCATATTGCTCAGAACGTCCCAGTCACCACAGGTGCATGGTCAGTGAAACAAGCTAGATTATTCATCGAAGGAAAACTGCAAGAAACTGATAAAAAATTCGTTAAGCAGAACAACATTAAGAAAACAACTGACACTTTAGTCGCAACACAAATGGAGGAGTGGTAACACTCTTCCTAATTTTTAAACAGTACTATGTTATAATATCAATAAATTGAAAAAAGGAAAGAAAAGATGATTAAAGAATTTGAAGACGTTCGTCAGTGGAAAAAAATTCGTGGTATCGGTGGAGCAGAAGACGCACCTATGAAAGATCGACTGCAATCTCAATATCAGCGTGTTATGCAAGAATGTATTGAAATTCACGAAGCAATTGTTCTTGAAGATGATGAAGAATTTATGGACGCAATTGGCGATACGATTGTGACTCTTATTAATCTAGCTGATATCAAAGGCGTTAAAGCAGAAGATTGCTTAGCACAGGCATTTGGTGTAATTGATCTACGTAAAGGTTTGACACGTCCTACTGGTGACTTTGTCCGTTATGCTAAACTATCTTTTTCTGATCAAGAAATCTGTGATAATAAACAAGGCAATACTGCTTCAGAATATTTCCTAGAAGAAGATAAGAGCACACTTACCCCAGATTGTTTTAAGAAATAATGTAAAAAACCGTTTACACGCCGTTAATGTTTAGGTATAATAGAGATAGCAAATAACCAAAGGAAAGATATGAAAATCATCGATAATAGCAAATCAGTTTGGTACGAAAAATATAAGCCAGCTTGCATCGAAGATCTTGTTATTCCAAACGAGATCAAAACAAAGTTAACTAGATATGTACAAACACAGGATATACCTAACATCGGCTTGTTCTCGTCTAATCCTGGGACGGGTAAATCTAGCTCAGCACATGCCATTATCAAGGAAATCGGTGGTGAAGCTCTATGGATTAACGCATCTATGGAGAAAGGTATCGATGTTCTTCGTGGCAAAGTGCAGAAATTTGCCTCGCAGTCATCATTTGATGATAACATTAAAATTGTTGTTATGGACGAGTTTGATCACTTCTCTAAAGATGGTCAAGCAGCATTCCGTGGATTCATTGACGAATTCAGTGTAAATTGTCGTTTTATTTTTACTGGCAATTATAAAGAAAAGATTATTCAACCTTTGCTTGATCGACTAGAAGTATATGATTTCAACTCATTCAGCAAAGAGGAAATGATCAAGCCTATATTCGAAAGACTAAAATGGATTTTAGAAAACGAAAATGTACAGTACGACCCTAAATCTCTTGTGCCAGTCATTAATACGTACTATCCGCGTATTCGCTCAATGGTTGGAGCACTACAAAAGTTTAGCAAAGACGGCGTTTTTACTGTATCTGAACATGAACTTGACGATGTCAATGTATTCGATAAAGTGATGCAACTTGTTCATATGAATACATTTACTGATATGATTACAGAGGTAAATAAACTAAACGCTCCAGATAATATGTATACGTACCTCTATACTAATGCTGCAAAATATTTTGCACCACAGGTATACCCACAAGTCGTATTGATTATTGCAAAATACCAGCATATGTCTGATTCAGTTCGTAATAAAAACTTGAATTTGGCTGCTTGTCTCACAGAATTAATTAAGTTAAAAGGATAGATAATGTTACAGACAATTTCAGAATATTCTCATATGATAGGCTTGTATTGCTATATGGCACTTTTCGTCTGGCTATTTAACGCCTTTCTTGCTGGATATAATGGCACAGCACCTAGCCGTGAAGATTTTTTTCAAAGTGTTCTCTGGCCAATCTCAATTGTAGTACTACTTGGAATAACAACAAAAATCATCGTACAGTCGATTACAAAAAATAAATAAGGGATCAAATGAACGTAAAATTACAAGTATCACATAACCCAGAAGAGCTTTCTGTCGATGAAGCGGTACTCGTTTACAAGGACATAGACGAAGGTTATACTTGCACAATTTCTGATGCACAATTTAAACATGAAGAATTCAATAAATTCATAGGTGATATTGAAGCAGCATACGGAAAGTTTAGAGTTTTTGATTATTCACGAGGAAAAACCAATTTCTTTAAGAAATATTTTGGAAGCAAAATCCGAATTTATTCTCGTGGAAATTCATTAGATATGTTCGCGTCTGTCTTCTGTAAAGATGAAGAAGATCTCAATGAAGTTTGGAAGATCTACATGAAACATAAACCGATTGAAGATTCGGTTGATATGTTTATGACTTCATATTACATGAATGGAGGACAAGTAGACGAAACTGCTAAAGTTATGGATTCAAAGGATATTCAGTACATATCGGAAAAATATTACCCATATATTGATACTGAAATCATGTTCGACAGATTCTTTACTGGCGACGAAAATATTCTACTTCTTGTTGGCGATCCGGGTTTAGGTAAATCTAAACTAAGCACCTTAGCATTAAAGCACGCTTATACGAACGATGATAAATTGCCGTACGACAAACTATCAATGAATCCAGCATTAGAAAATCAATATATCAGTATTGGATATGTCAAAAGCACAGATGTATTGGCGAATGATAAATTTTGGAGGATTATTGAAAAGGCAAATCATGACTTTGTTATTATTGACGATTTAGACTACATGCTGACTAAACGCGATTCAGAAGTAATGTCTATTGATGATGCTAAAAAGAATGATTTCTTGAACCAATTCCTATCATTTACCGATGGTGTAGAAAAACATAAAACAAAGTTTATTATAACAACTAACCAAAAATATGACGACATTGATTCTGCGCTATTGCGTAAAGGTCGATTGTTTGACATACTTGAACTGCGCGAGCTATCTAAAGATGAAGCTCTTGAAATTTGGAAAGATAACAGTTTAGAACCTGATACGTTCTATCAAATATTCTCTCATCTGGACAATATTGCAGCAGCAGAACTTGGATCTGAAATTAAGAAACGTTTGAACACACGTATTGACTCAGCAACTGCAGAATATCTCAAAGAAAGTGGCATCTCTAAAATTCAGAAAGCTACCCGCAAGAAAAAAATCGGTCTTTAAGACCGGTTTTTGTTTACTTTTAAGTAAAAAGTCTATATAATAGATCTATTATTATTTTGAAGGATTGACATGAAGAAGTTTGAAGCAACTTGGCGCGACGGTTTTAAGTTTTACGAAAGATACTACGATACTGATCTAAACCGTTCAATGCATCGTGTAATTAATCTCCCATACGAGTGGTACGAACCATCAAGCACCGGACTTTATTCATATATTCTTGATGACTCAATTAAGCTTGACAAAAAGCAAGGTAATGCTAAGCAAGGCCGTGATCATTACGGTTTTCTTGATCCAATGTACCGTAACATTCGTGATAATTACTGGAACAAAGATGCTTACAATCTTAAGCCACGTGTTTGGTATCTAGATATTGAAACGCGTGTTGGTACGTGTAGCACTGGTTTTCCTGTTCCCGAGAAAGCAGCAGAACCTATATCTTTGATCCAGATCTTTGATTCTGAAACTGACGCGGTTATTATGCTTGGCGTACGTGAATGGAAACATCAGAATTCATACGATTTTGAATACCCAGTAAAATACATCAAATGTGATGATGAAATCCATCTAATCGAAACATACCTAAAACTATTCCAAGCAATGAACCCGTTAATCATCTACGCTTGGAACGGCTTAGGATTCGATTATCCTTACATTTACAATCGTCTCAAAAATCTTGGCATGGATACTAATAAACTTAGTAACTATGGTGGTGTATCGTATTCAGAAAGCGAATTCCAAGGCCGTCTTGAATTTAAATTTAACGCTAATGGCCACTTCTATATTGATTTGATGAATGTTTACAAAAAGTTTGTATTCAGTCCTCGTCCATCATATTCGTTGGACTCTATTGCTGAAATTGAACTAGGTGAAAACAAAGTTGATCACTCCGAGTATTCAGGGTTTGACGACTTTTACACCGGTAAATACAACATTCCAGAAAATCCAAACGAAAAACAGTTGAACTCAGCAATCTATAAAGAAGCGATCGCTGGCAATATAGAAGAAGTAAAAGAATTAGCACACTCTGAATTCTGTTACTACGGCTATAAAGATCCATTGCTTATTAAAAAGATCGACGACAAACAGAACTTTACAGCTCTTATGCTTATGATTGCTGAAAAAATGGGTGTACAAATTGGTGACAGTACAGGAACGGTAAAGCCGTGGTCACAGTATATCCTTAATAAATCAATGATGAATATGCAGGTAATGCCTCCACGTACGGAAAACGATTCACCCCACGTTGTTGGCGGTTATGTACGTGATCCGAATAAAGGTAAACACAAATGGGTAATATCTGCCGACGTTAACTCAATGTATCCTCTTCTTGGAATGGTTGGTTTCAATATGAGTCCTGAAACTTATGTTGAAAAATATAACCTTCCTCCAGAACTTAGAGATATTGTACTCGCTAAGTTTAATGACCAAGATGAAGAAAAACGATTAAATATGGATGAATCAATTTGGAATGCAACTACCGAATTGTTGAACAAACATAATCTTGCACTAGGTATCAATGGTGCGGTATTTAAGAAAGATAAGATTGGCATGGTTCCTGAAATGGTGCAAGACATCTATGATTCAAGGAAACAAGCTAAGAAAACGATGTTCAAATATCAACAGCAAAAAATCAAAATCAATGAGTTAATTAAGGAAAAATCATGAAAATTGTAGAAAATGGCAAAGTAGCAGTAGCAGTTAGTTATGGCTTTGGCGCAGGATGGAGTACATGGAACAGCGTCTCTCCATTTGATGCGCAGTTTAATCAACTCTTTTTAGAAGGTCGTCACGAAGAAGCAGTTCTATTGGCTGATCGCCACGGGCATGTTTCTGATGGAATTTTTGATATTGAGATCGTATGGGTACCAGAAGGAACTGAATTTTTCATCCGCGAAGATGACGGTGCAGAATCAATTCACTTTAAACAGGACATCCCATGGCAAGTGGCGTAAATGAAATAACGTCTAAGACTTGCAAAACTTGTGGTAAAACGAAAGAATTAAAAAAGTTTTATCACAAGTTCAAACATGAAAAGTTGCAGTGTTGTGCACATTGTAAAGATTGCTGTAAAGTTTTGCGTCAGCAGAAAGAAACAAAGCAAATTAAGCAAGTACTAGGTATAATATCTAATATGAATTTAGAAGGACGACTATGAAAGACCCATTAGATTATACAGACGATGAACTAAACGCAATGTCAGTCGACGAACTAAAACAACTTGCACAAGAAGCAGAATACAAAGAAGGACTCTTCAATACGAGACAGCTCGTTGAAAAGGTACTTATTAACTCACTTTATGGTGCTCTTGCGAATAAGTACTTTCCACTATTCAATGAACAAATGGCAGCTGCTATCACCGGTAATGGTAGATACTTTATTCAAAAGCTAGCTAACTACATTGAGAATACACTTCAGGGTCTTCTACCGCAGGAAAAACCGTATATTGTTTATGGCGATACTGACTCAGTTTATTATCATGTTGAACCTTTCGTAGAAAAATACATTGAAAATAACCCTGGGCAAAGCATTGATCACTATGTTACATGGGCTGATTCATTTGAACAAAAAGTAATCCAACCCGTTATTCAGAAAACAATTGACGATTTTGCTACTGAACTAAATGCATATAACGTAGGTGCTATCGGCGCAGAACGTGAAATCATTGCTGATGCAGCAGTCTTTACAGCTAAGAAAAAGTACTATGCACGTGTTAGAGATTCAGAAGGTACACGTTTCCCCGAGTCAGACCCTTACATTAAAGTTATGGGCCTTGAAATCGCTAAATCAAGTACTCCTACATGGGCTAAGAAAAAGCTTAAAGAAGCTATTCCTCATATTCTTGATAAAGATGAAAATGATTTACGCGACTGGGTTAACGAAATTAAGCAAGAATTCATTACTACCAATCCAAACAATATCGCATTGATCGGTGGTGTATCCAATCTTAACTATGATCTTCAAAAAGATAAAGGTGTGCCAATTGGTTCTCGTGCTGCTTTAGTACATAATGATTATGTTCAAACTCATGGACTAGCAGAAAAGTATTCACCTATTCAAGCTGGCGATAAGTGTAAGCGTCTATTTTTACAACAACCCAATGTATTTAATAGCAACATTATTGCTTATACAAATGATGCTTTCGTTAACGAAATTGATTGTATTGATTTTGATACAAACTTTGAAAAAGGTTTCTTATCGGCGTTGAAATTAATGGTTGAACCTTTGAACTACGATCTTGAAAAAGAAACAGCGAATTTAGATGATTGGTAAAAAAAATGAAAATTAACGATGAAGAAATTACAGATATTGTTATTGATAGTTTATCAGATTTGTTAGAATCACTTGAAAATGACATTAAAGATCTTATCACTTTTACTGCAGGCTCAGATCACGTACCAGGAGACGTTGTGGCTTCACTCCAATTATTGACAAAAAAGAGAAGCGCAGTCTCACAAGTTTTAAAATTGTACATGGCTGAATGAATGTTTAGCTTAAGTGTGGTATAATTGATAAATTACAACGAAAGGACATGTTCTTATGTTTAAAACAATGACCGGTGTGTTGGACCCTAAGAAAAATCCAAAACCAGAAGAAATTCAAAAGATTCCTTCGTACATTTTTTGTCAATGGTTGGCAGGTAATCCTCACACAATTCTTGCCGCTAATCAGATCAATTACTACGATGACATTCCTATTGAATGCCAATACCAAATGATTAAAACTGTATTTGCTGGAAAAGTCAAATACATTCCATACGTTAAAGGAGCAACAATAGATAAACAAAAATCAATTGAATATGTTTCTAAACACTTCAAAATATCAGAAGAAAAGGCAAGAGAATATGTTGAATTGATTGATCCTGAAGAACTAGAAAACATCAAAAAAATCTATTCTGAATACGAATTGAAGAAAGGTAAATCATGAGTGAATTAATCGTCGGAACACATAACGACTTAGACGCGCTAGGCTCAATGTTGAATATTGAATTCGCGTATCCTAATATTAAAAAGAAGTATTTTCACACAAATTATGCGGACATTCCAAAATTTGTTGATGAAATGATTGTATATGCGCAACAGAACGGTATTAAAGGTTTTCTACTTCCTGACGTGTCGTTCTCTGATAATAAAGATTCACTACGAAAGCTATATAACGCTGGTAAAGTTGTTGTTATCGACCATCATATGTATCCTGAAGGATTTTGGGATGAGTTTCCAGAAATGACAATTGTTCATGATAAAACAAAATCTGCAACTAAATTGTGCAATGAATATTTTAAAAATACTGGTAAAAATAAACATCTAGATCAATTAACGACAGTGATTGATATTTACGACATTTGGCAAAAAGATGAAAAGGCTTTTTCATTTTCACAAGATCTTAATGAATATTTTTGGCATAAAGTTCGTGCAACATCTATTGAAACTTTATTAAACGAGATCGTTGATGTTGATTACAATCTGCCAAGTGATTTTACCGGTGTCGTCCAAAACATCAAAGAAACATACACTAAAGCGATGGATGAATATGAAACACGTAAGTTGATTCATAGAAGTGGCGATATTACTATTTGTTTTATTGACGATTGGTTTAACCAAGTAATGTTGAAAGAACATGAAAATAATCAAAATTTCGTTATAGGAATTAATTCATATGGAATTACGCGTATCAGGATTAACCAAGACTCGCCGTATAGTGTTGAGCAAATTAATAAGCTAAGATTGGCTCTTACCGGAAATGCAGAATACGGACACCTACATGCTTTTACGTATAAAGTTGATAATGGACTTGACAATCTGATGAAAGAAGCGCAAAGAATCGTCGAATCTATAAACAGTATTAAGGAGTAGCAATGTGGGCAATTTGGGCTAAAGCTCTTGGTAGCAAGGCTTATGAAGATGATAAATCTGCAGACAAAGTTGCTATAATTCGGAGTGTTATTGTTGTTTTTGAACTTTTAGTCGGAGTTTTTATTATTTTGAATGCAATTGCTAACCACGGTGTAAGTTTACTTGGTTTTTAAACAATTATTTGATATAATACTACAAATCGAAATTATTGAAGGAATGTTATGAACGAATTCGAACCTATACTCTTGAAAAAACTTACGCATAATGGCGAATTCTTTGGCAAGGTTATGCCTATTCTCAAGAGCAAATATTTTGTTGATATTGGCAACAAAGAGTTGTTTAAACTAGTCAAAGAATATTATAGCGAATATCGTAACATCCCTTCATTGACTGAACTTGTTGCTAAAGTTAAAAACGTTAGTAATGCAGAAATTCGTGCAGAAATTATTAAATCGTTGCAATCACTAAACGCAACAGACGAAGTTCAGAATATCGATTTTATGTGTGATGAAACTGTACAATGGGTTAAAGACGCCATGTACATGGAATCACTTCAGATCGGTTCAGATGGTCTGATGAAAAAAGACGATGCGCTAAAACTAAAAGCAAAGGCCATTATGGAAGACATGGCTAAGGTCAGTATTGATAGTGATCTTGGACTTGACTTTGACGATATTGATTCAATGATCGAATATTATTCTGAACGACATACTGGTATCAAGACTGCGCACAAGGAACTAAACTATCGTCTTGGACCGGGTTTCTTGCCCGGTACGTTATCAGTTATTTTGGCAGCTTCTGGCGTAGGTAAATCATTGTTGATGACTGATCTTATTTCAGGTATGATTAAGAAAGGTAAAAATTGTCTATTGATTTCGCTAGAAATGGCGGATAAAGAAATCATGAAACGTGTTCATGCTAACGCAATGGATTTGCCTATTAACTCATTGATTGATTTGTCTAAAACCAAAGGTGAACTTGACAAAATTACTGATCGACCTATTCTAGACAAAGAACAAATTTTATCCGCATACAATCGAATGAAAACAAGTGGTGATTGTGGTAAGTTCTTCGTTAAAGATTATCCTTCTGGTAGTTTTTCACCGCTGATGCTTGAACAATTGGTTGAGTCTTTTAAAATCGAAAAGAATATTGAATTTGACATTGTTTTCGTTGACTATCTTGGCATTATGAAATCGGATCTATTGTCTCCAGCGGCAGGTCTATATTCTTACATCAAATCAATTGCTGAAGAAACTCGTGCAGTTGCTAAGAAACTTCAATTACCAATTATCTCAGCGTCTCAGTTGAATCGTTCAGCAACTAATAATATCGATGATGCAGATAACTCAAACGTATCTGATTCCATGGGTACTGTTATGACTGCTGACTTTATGATGTTTCTTCTTCAAAATGAAGAAATGAAGGAAAAGAAAGAAATCGTTTGTAAAATTACAAAGAACCGTTTTGCTGGTCGCACTGATACATGGATGATGAATATCGATTATGAACACATGCGTTTCAGTGATATGCTTATACAGAATGCTGGTACAGATATGAGCAATCTTGATGTAAGTACAACACTTGGAATTAATGATAATAATATCAATGACGATTTTGGAATCATTACTGCAGAAAAACAAGAAAAGGCAGAAGCATTTGCTAATCAAGAAGTGAAAGATATTGTTCGTGAAGATGTTGTAAAAGTTATTGAATCCGATAAAAAGAAAGATCCTTTTGCTAACGACATCGATGATATTTTTAAAGAATTAGGAATTTAATATGCAAGAAATAAAAGAACCAGAAGTAACAGCGTTTGTCGGTGTATCATTCGGAAATCATGTAATATATAATGTTGTTGAGCGAGAAGGAGAATTTGAATATACTGGAATGAGTATTATTCATTTTCTCAAAAGCGACAAAAACGCGTTTGCAGCTCGAATAGTTGAGAGCCAGAATTATCAATCAATCAAGGTTATTCTAGATGACTCTGTTGTTTTTGGCGAAAGAAATCTATACGCAGATTCTAATATCGATTCATTTACTAGTGTATATAACCATATGCACACCGCAGGTGGCAGTGATTATTACTATATTTACGATATTATTAAAGACATCATTTATATTAAAACACCTGAGATGAGCCGTGTAATTGCTGTTGACTTTCATTCAAGTTTAGATGTTAGAAAATTTATAAATAAAATTAAAACTAACTAAGGAATTACGTATGGGCTCTTTCAAATCGTTTCTTGCAGAGAATGAAGATTTATTTCAACAGATTACCGATATTTTAGATGAATTGTCTGAAGATGAAATTGACGAATTAGGATATGTGTTATATAGTGACTTCTTCACAGATACAGATGATGTAGAAGACGACGAAGATATTCAAGAATTCAGTAAAGAAGACGTCATTGACATGATTAAGGAACTAGGTCCTGATATGTACGAAGCAATTCTTGAGATGCTCGAAGATGATGATGAAGACGATGATGATGAAGACGACGATGATGAAGACGACGATGATGATGAAGACATGGATGAATCTTCTCCTCTAGAAATGATTAAAAAATTCCTAGGAAAGAAAATTTTCCATAAAAATTATCAAGCTGCTCTCGAAATGATGAAGAAAACTGGTAGATCAGCAGCTGATATTGCTCGTGTTTTTGATCATGTAGATGCACGTGAACTTGACAAACTAGCGACTCAAATGAACGAAGCTGTTTCAAGATTCATGAAAGCTCGTAACATGAATAAGAAAAAACGAAAATTTATGTCAACGTCAAAGGCTGAACTACGTAGAACCAAAGCACAACGTCGCCGAGATGCTCGCAAAAATAAAGCAAAGGCTAGAAGATATTACAAAGCAAATAAAGCCAAAATCGCTAAATATCAGAAATCAAGAAGTGATGCTATAAAGAAAGGCAAACATAAAGTTAAGAAAAGACGCAACGCTTAACCTGTTTAAACGCTTAAAGCGGCTTTAAGACAATAATAAATACATTAAAGCCGCACATAAGGAAATAAAATTGTTTGAATTATACTTTAAAGAAATCCTAGAAAACACAGATGTACTTTATTATAATTATAGAGGGATTTCAAAAAAGGAATACCCAAAGTGGGAAGGTTGGAAAATCATAGCTCAATATAAAGAATTGAACTATGACATTAAAGAAATACAAGACGAAAAATTGGATACATTAGTAAAAAATTTTTATTACATCAAATATCTCGAAGAAGGTTAATTAAACTCTTCAATAATTGGATGACCGTTCCAAAACTTTTGCTCTTTCCCAAAAAACTCTTCGTCTGCGCCATCATCAAAAGAGCCGATTGTTAGCATTTCACTAAAATTAGTTCTATCTTCTTCAGATAATTCGTTTTCATCAGTGTAAAGATTTTTGACTAGCTTTTTCATATCTTCGAAGTTTCTAGTGTTAGTAAACGGCGCAAACACTAGAGCCAACGACATAATCATATCGTCATGGCAGCCATCGTCTGCTTGATATTTTCCGTTGTGAAGAATGAATGTAAAAAATTCATTAATGGTTGATTTATCATTAATTTCCAGCTTATCGTTCTCAATGAACAATTTCATTGTTTGTAATATTTGTTTACGTGTCTTAGGTGTTGTTCTAAAGCCTGGGTACTTTTTCTTTTTATTACGGCCGACATCTTTATCAAAATGTAAATTTTCATATTCATAAGTCTGATAAAGTTGGTCCGCAATCGATTGTCCAGCGCCTTCATTATTTTCAATTATTAAATACGCGTTATTGTAATCTTGTGCCCATTCATATATGAATTCAGGCATCAATAGATAATCAATTTGTATTTGTGCAGCCGCGACTTGTTTAAACGTAAAATCAGTGATGTCAATAATCTGCACAGCAAAGGCATCATTACCATCTTTAGCTGCATCAATTGACATGATATAGTTATGTCCCCTTTCGGGGTAATGATAAATTTTTAGTTTACCGTCTCTAATTTCATGCAGTTCACCTTCACCCATTAATTGAAGCTTGTTGGCGCTTATCAGCGTATAGGATGATCCTAAGAACTCATTCGCGTAGTTCTGATTAAAGTAAACAATACCGTGTTTAGCAATAATCTTTTCTTGGAATTCTTCAGGCTTCATTTGAGAACCATCAGGGTTGTATCTCGGCACATCTTTCCAATCAACTTCGTAAATGTTCATACCATTTACGCCGTCTCTAGCACCTTTAACCATTTGATAAAAATGGTTCATACCGTTAGCTGTACTCAGAATAATATTTTTCTTCCAAGCAAGACCAGATTGTGATGGGAAAATAGAATCTGCGAACTCTTCCCAAACAGTTGGCCGAATAAACGCACACTCATCTACGACGAGAATAGCGATAGTATAACCACGGAAAGCATCTGAGTTTGGAACATCTGTTAGAATGCGCATTTTAGATTCGTTTTCTATTGAACCTTTATTCCACATATTGGTGCCTTGCTGCATCCAGATTGGAAGTTCAATAAGAATATTCTTAGTATTAGCCAAGAATTCTCTTGCCTGAGCGCCTTTGTTACCTACTATACCAATATTAATGTCTTTACCGAAATTAAATACCCATGCTAAGTAAATCGCTGTACTGATTGACTTACCAGATTGACGACCCATTAATCCGATGTTATCTTCATTTTCGTCTGGTATAATGCTGTTGATGAACTCATCTTGATATGGGCGAATGTCAGGAAAGTTTACGCCGGATTTTGTTTTGATTTTAATGTAGTTATCTTTGAAATAGTGAATGTCACTTGCACATTTTTCCATTTCTTCGATATGTATAGGAGATAACGGAAGCTTTGTGAAAGGCTTTTTAAGTCGTCGGTTGCCATTAAATGAAATTCTATTCTGATAAGAATCTAAATAATATTGTTCATTGTCTTTTTCTAGATCTAAAATATCAATCGCTATTTGTTTACCTTCGTTGCCTTGACTGCGTAACTCAGCAAGCAACTCAGATGTTACTTCAGACTTATTAGATCGAAGATGCTCAATCACATCATCAGTAAAAATTTTCTTAATAGACATATCTTTCCTTTAGTCATCTCTATATTATTGAGTATTTATAATGAAAAAAATTGCAAAAAAGGTTTACTTTTCAGAAAAACCGTGGTAGAATACATCTATAGAATGAAAAAGGTTTATATGCCGACAAAAATTCGGAGAAAACGATGAATATTTTTTACTTAGACAAAGATCCACAAACTTGTGCAGAAATGCATAACGATAAACATGTCGTTAAGATGATCTTAGAAGTAGGTCAGCTGCTTAGCACTGCTCATCGTGTTATCGATGGTGAACAATATATAGATGCTAGTTCTGGCCGCAAAATCAAACGTTGGAAGTTAAACGATTCACGTGAAAATATTTTATATAAAGCGACACACGTCAATCACCCTTCAAACATTTGGGCACGTGAAACTGAAGCTAATTATAATTGGTTGTATAAACTGTTTATGCATCTTTGTTTAGAGTACACCCATCGTTATGGCAAGACTCACATGACGCAAGTAAAATTAGCAATAGATCTTTCACGACCGCCTATAAATATTAAGAAAGCAGGTATGACTGCGATGCCTCAAGCAATGCCAGATTATTGTAAAGTGGAGGGTGATAGTGTCGCAGCATACCGTAAGTACTACATTAACGAAAAAGCATCATTTAACGTCTACACAAATAGAGAGAAACCAGAATGGCTAAAGTAAAAAAGAAATACTCACACGCTAAAGCGGGCAAAATAGCAATAATTAGTAGTCCTTATACTAATAATAAAAGGGTGCTTGTTGGTGAGGATTGGAAATTATCTGATTGGAATAAAATCGTTAGATTCTGGTCAAAACATCCAACGTATTCAATTCACGTCGAATAGATTTAAACACACCTGCTCTTTATAAATATTTTAATTAAAACTGTGTTATAATAACGAAAAAAAGGAAAGCCATGCACAATTATGTTTTAAAGAAAATGTTTAAAACAAAAGATATTCCAGAAAATCTAATATCGCCTTACGCAATTCAATTAGGGCATTCAATCTTATTCAACATTGATGCTAACAGTACAATAAAACAACAAAAAAATTTGTCGCTTTGGCTAATTGAGTCTGGTGCATTAGATTTGGAGCAGGTTTTTCTCTTTCATGATTAAAGAGGAAAGGATTTGAAAATATATGCAACTAGCGATCAACACTTCACGCACTTTAACATAATTAAATACGCTAATAGACCGTTTGAATTAACAACAGAAGGCGTTAAAGATTGCATTAATACCATTGTTAATAATCATAATAAAATAGTAACAAACGACGACTTGGTCATTCATGTCGGAGATTTAGCACACGGTCGAAATCAAACTAAAGATAACATAAAATATATTATTGAAGGCCACAAGGGTAAGCGTATTCTTGTTAAAGGCAATCACGATCAATGGGAAAAAGAATACTATTTGTCGTTGTTCGATGAGGTTCATGATTATATAATTAAAGACAATATTTTCATTTGTCATTATCCATGTTATCAGTCTAGATGGACGAGCCCTGAAGAGAAAGAAATGATTAAAATTCTTGAAGAGTCTGGGTGCGACACCATTATTCATGGACACGTACACAATAAGAATCCAGATGATTGGGAACCCGACGGATATAAACGTATTAATGTTTGTGTAGATTACGAAAAAAATAATTTTTTTCCAGTTGAAATCACTGATTTATTTTATAAATAAAATTGTCGTAAGGAAAAAGATATTCTTTACGCGAAAAAACGTCAAGATGACGTATTCAACTAAACTAAACTCAAGATGAGTAAGGAGAAATGAGATGTTTACAGAAAGAGAAATTGAAAGATTTTTTCGCCCTTTACACGAAACTGGCAAAATTGCTAGGTATCCACTAACTAACATTGCTAAAGATGAACACAACAATCTTTTGATTGAAGTTGCAGTTGCAGGCTTTAATAAACAAGATTTGTCTGTTGAACTTAAAGGCAATGAACTTCACATTACTGGACAATCTGATGAGGCACAAATTGAAGGCGTGACTTATCTGCAGCGTCATATTAGCACGAATACTTTTAATCGTATCGTCATTTTACACGAAAAATATGTAGGTGGTGACATTAGTGCTTCTGTCGCAAACGGCATATTGTCGGTAATGGTCATTCCAAAAGATCAACCTAAAAAACTTATTGAAATTAACTAATAATTTCGTCGAAGGATAGATACGATGGGTCTGCTCTTGCAGGCCCTTTTTTTAACTTTTTTTCATCAAAACTATATACACACTCATTTTATTTTGATATAATTACTGGATGAATATTAATAATTTAGCTGGAATTTATTATACGCCGCCGAAGAAATACGAACGTAAGGTTGAACCTGTACATAAGTCTTCTGTGAAAGATCAGAACAAGATCACACAGAAAGATAAGGTTCATCAGGATTCTGAGCCTTCAAAAATTTCTTTATACGCTTAGTGTATAAATAATATAGAATAGAATATTTTGGAGTAAGATACATGGGTGGTAACGTAACCGCAAAGAATTGGACTACTGGTGAAGAAACTAGAGCTGAGAAAATCCAAGTAAAAGACATTGGACGCCAAGAGTTCATTAAAACTTTCGTTGAAATCTTTAAGAAAATGAATAAGGATTTTAAAGCGAAATACAAAAAGCCAATCTGGGTTAATGAAGATATTTTGACATCTGGTTTTGCGTTTAATGGCAGCACATCCTTTATAATGGACCCAACATTATCTGACGAAGAAGTCATGAAATACAAGCCATCTGCCGGTGATTTAGACATTACTGTGCCAGAAGAAATCGGTACAGAATTATGGGAATTCTTAAATAAATTAGAAGGTAAAGAAATTTTACCCGGTGCACGCTACATGGGTTCTAATCGTGGTAATAAAGATGCGATCGGAGACCAAATTAACGCTGTCATCATGGTAGATTTCAAAAATGGACAACGTGCTTATGCACAAGTTGACTTTGAACTATTACCATTTGAAAATGATAAACCAACTGAATGGGCTAAATTTAGTCACTCTTCTTCGTTTGAAGATGCGAAAGCTGGCGTTAAAGCTGTTCACCATAAGTTCTTAATTTCTTCAATTGTCGGTGGAGCTTCAGTACGTGACGATATTGTTATTGCGACACCAGCATCTACACCTGAAAAAATTAGACTTAAGAAAATGGCACAGCTACCGCGTATGCTAAAATTCTCAGTTACACGTGGTATTCGTATTGCTTATGAGCCAATGATTGGAGAAGACGGTAAAATTATAGAAATCGATGGAAAACAAGTTTATCGTGAAATTCCAACTAAGGATAGTACATACGAAACTGTTATTGCTGAAATCTATAAATTAGCCTTTAGACAATTAGTTGGGCATGAGGCTGACGTTAGAAAATTTGAATCTTTTGTTGGAGTTCTTGAATTGATGAAACAATTCATGACTAAACAGGAAATTGATCGTACACATGATCGTTATTTACAGATGCTCTTTGAACCAACTAAAGGTAGAGCACAAGAATTAGAAGCTGGTAATCCACAATTAGATTATCAAGTAAAATCAGCTGGTTATCAGCGATTCATAAAAGAATTAAAACTTAAAGATAAATCTCAGAAAATGGTCGAAGAATATTACAAAACATACCGATTAAGAGAATCTTTTAGAGACTATTTAAATACATTAGGAGAATAAAATGGCATTCGGTAAAAAACTAACTGATGATAGATACTCTGTCGAGTTAAAAGAAACAGTACAAGAACGCATTGGTTACTTAGTAAACTTTGATGTTATGCTAACTACTAACGGTGATGAAATATTTTCATTCAAATCAAAAGATGTTCAGGCTGATCTAGCAGCTTTATCAGATACTAAATACACAGTAACTTTTGGTCAATCTACTATATTCGTAAAATAAGGTTTTAATATGAACTTTGTCCAATACATAAATGAGGGAAAAGAGCAGCTGGATATTAGTATCCTAGCTGCTGGTAAATACCTTACGAATCAAAAACGAATTGAAGAATTTCTTTCGTCTAACGTCACAATTGAACATAAAACTGATGGTATTAAGCTAACTGTCATTAAGAAAGATAACAATGGTACACTAGACGATTACGTTTTTGCTTATAAAGGTCAGGTTCTTTATAGCGCAGAGTATGCTTACAATTCTAAAACTAAAGTTAAGAAAGAATCTATTGGTCCTTCACAGTTTGGATTAGTGTTTGATCATTTTAAAAAACTTGGTAAGAATAGTATTCCAGTTGATACAGAATTATTCATTGAATTCTTAATGTCAAAACCGACACTATCATCTAACTATAACACTAAACATAAGATGGTTCTCATTGGTTACGCTAAAACCAAATGGCAAGAAAAGTTCGGTAGACTAATAAGTAATCCAGCGCCTATGCAAGAAGCTAAGAGAAACGATTACGCTAAACAAATTAAAATTGACATCCCTCAATTATTGTTTGTAGGCTCTATGGGTTCTCAAATAAGTTTTAGTGCAGGTATTAAAAACAATGCGCTGAAAGCAGAATTTGAATCTAGCAAATTGTCAATGAACTGGGATAATGCTGAATTGTTATTGGATGACATTCGTCAATTATTCTTAAATGTTGAGTCTAAATATGGCGGCAAAGAAGAAGGTGTTGTAATTAAATACAACAACATGATTCTAAAATGGCAGCAAGAATATCAATTAGACCAAACTGCCAGAGCGGCTATTAAAGCTAAATATAGAGAAGACGACATTTTAGCAGAAAATCGTTATTGGGAGTACGTTAATAATCAAGCTTATCGTTTATCAAATTCTATTGTTGTTAAATCTAGAAAATTGAATGACGTTCTTGAAGAATTAGCTTTAGAACTTAAAAAACTAAAAATAGAAATTACTCATAGCAAAAAGACTGATGTCATGATTAAAGACGACATTCAGCTAAATACTAAAACCTTGCTTGTCAAGAAAATGCGTGGAAATAATAACGCATTGATTTTGGGCAAATTCAGAGTATTGACCAAAGAAGGTCATTATAAATTGATTAAGCGTGCAGCGACATTATATGATAATGTTGTGGTTTGTATTGTTACTTCGAAAGATACTAAAGATACTAAAGATCTACGCGAAGAAATGATGAGAAAGGCATTCCCGAATGTTGAAATAATTCATCATAATTCTGGAAACATTAGCGGTATTTTGAATAAATCGCCAATAAATATTAATGCGGTTTATGCTGGCACAGACAGGGTTGCTGCTTACAAAGAACAACTTAAGTATCGTCTTGGCGTTGAAGTTAGAGAGATGCCTCGTACTGATTCAGATATTAGCGCGAGTAAAGTCATCGATAATATTGCGAATCAAGAATTCTTTGAGAAAAATACTCCGAAAGAACTCCACTCAATGTATAATAAGATTAAAAAGGTATATGAAAAATGAAATTTAGAGATGTTTTAGAGGGAAAAGTCAACGTAAAAAGACTTAACGAAAGCAATGTCATGTCTATGGCGGAAAGTCAGGGCGCAGAAGCTACTGATGCGTTAAGAAAGCATGTTAATGAAAAACTAGGTATTAAAGCCGACATCCCAAAAATTAAAACAAATAATTTTAGTGCGTTCGCTAGCCAATACAATTCTTTGTATAATCAGTTTAAGAAAGAGTTCATCTCTATTTTTAATTACGAAGTAAAGGGTATCGGTAGAGGCGAAATTTTGCTTTCTTATCTTGCTGATAACATTAGTATTAATGGCGGTAAGGGTGATTACGACGTAAACTTTGGTAACACTAAAATGGAAGTTAAAGAAGTTGCAACAACTGCAACTTATTTTAAAAACTTTAGACTAGGTGTACTTTCAAGAGAGTATTTGCAAAAAGCATATAATGATATTAAGTATCTTTACGGCGTTGCAAAATATCACATTCCAGAAATTAATACTGCTGCATTTGAAGCAAAAGTCGCAAAAGGTGAGTTAACTACGTTAATTAAACCATTAAAAGACTTCGTTCCAACTAATCTAGGTGATGTTCAACGAATAGCTGTAGAAATTACAAAAACCGGCAAATTGTTTTTCGAAGGGCGTGAAGTAGGTAATATCAAGAATGCACAAGCAATTATAACTGATATTCTTGATAAAGAAACTCACAAGTTCAAATCTTTTAATATGATAGAAACCGAATTAAGAAATAATCTTAATAAGAAAACAATGCCTTACATTTTCTTTGGTGATAATAAAGGTAAAGAAACGGCAATGCTGTTTTATAGAAAGGATTTAGGCGATCTTGAAATTGATACTATCACACAGGGTAATGTTAAGGTCAAAATTCCTAGATAATTAAACAACAATATGTTATATTAATAATGTAAACAACAATATGTAAGGTTGAAAAAATGAAGTTCAAGAAATATCTCAAAAGCATTTCTGAAGTAACAACATCCGGTGATATTGCTACAGTAGACACAAAATTAGACATGACAAAAAGATACGAAAAGCATCATAATAAAGGCAAAAAGTGCAAGACTCACAAACAGTTTAATTGTGAAATTTGCGAGAACGAAAAGTTCGAAAACCAAAAGTAAATTATACACGAAGGAAAGAATATGAGAGTAGGATTCACGGCCAGTTCGTTCGACCTTCTTCATGCAGGACATGTGGCAATGCTAGAAGAAAGTCGAAAGAATTGTGATTATTTAATTGTTGGTTTAAATGTCAATCCATTTAAAAACGGACGTTATCCTGTACAAGGTTTGTTTGAAAGGTTTAAACAACTCCAAGCAGTTAAATGGGTTGACGAAATCATTCCTTACAATGGTGAAAATGAGCTGATTGAAATTTTTAATACGATACACATTGACGTTCGATTTATTGGATCAGACTACAAAAATTCACCATTCACCGGGCAAGAAATAAACGAAAGGAACCATACTGAGATCTTCTTTAATCGAAGAGATCATAATTTTAGTTCGAGTCGCTTAAAGAAACAAGTCGTCGACAATCAATTAGAAGTAAAGGAAGAAGGATAACCATGTCGGAAAAAATCAAAAGAGTTTTCAAACTGATTAACAATGAAGTCGTTTTTGGCGAAGTTGAATCAGTTCAAGTTAACGAACAACAAGTCGAAATTCTTATTAAACAGCCGTTTAGCGCAATTAGTGGAAACATCTTTCCATACATGGCAGATGTCTTTGGCAATGCACCAGCCGCAATTCAGATTCACCCAATGAATATTGTTTGGAGTACGCCCCTAGAAGATTTTCCAGAGGCTGAACGTGTTTACAATGAAGCTACTGGTGGAATTGTCACCGAAAGAAAAGAAAGTATTATACTGTAAACACTTTATTTGACGAAGTATAATTGCCAAAAGCATCAGTAATTATAACTTGAACTTCGATAGATCCAGTGCCACTTACGTCTAGTACTGCTCTATCGAGGTCACCGTCAATGACTGCACTCCCAGAAATTACTGACCATTCAAATGTTAATTCGGACAATTTGTTATCCTTATCATCATAAATTACAGAAATATCATTTGTACCTTCACCGACAATCCCTGTGCTAACAATATCGATAATCATTGGAGCGTGCTGATCAGAATAATCTGCAATCTGAGTCAATTCTTCATTTTCTACTTCACCAGCAAGATTAACGTCCCAACCAAAAATAGATTTACGAGTAAATGTACCATCTTGCTGTTCGTTGATGTACATTTTTAGTTCTGTGATGCGTTCAACTGATTTAACTGGTGGGTATAGGTTACCAACTAACTCGAGATTAAACGTTACAGTAACTATGTTGGTGCTTAAATCTTCGTATTCTTCATTCTCAAAATCAATGCCAGCGAGTTTAAGAGGAATTCTAGTTGGTTCGTCTAGATTAGTAGCATCCCAAATGTCAATATTTTTTGTAGGATTAAATTTTGGTGCAACCTGCTCAATAATCATTGTGGCTTCATTCATACCACGGCATTGAACTACTAACGAATAATTAAATAAATAAGGTACAGAATTGTACATGAATTCGAGAGTATTATCATTCTTAAAAGTTGCCATCTTAATGTTTTTATTAGTTACACGATCATCTAATTTTGACAACGAATCAAACGTTAAGGACGCTCTAGGCAATGCATTCGTATTACCGGACGTAATTTGCTCAGACGTGTAACTATCAAGCACTGTAGCTTTTTCACGCGAACTATACTTTATAGGTATATTTTTAGAAATCAATACACCATTAGAATTCTTGTATTGTATCTCTAGATCATTGAACATGTCCAACAAAGCAGAAGTGTACTTTCTAATTGTGCCATGATGATAAAATGACATAGTTAATCCTCTTTTATTGTTATTTATATTAAGCTAAAAGGTTGTATAATATTACCATGAAAACATACATCATTTATTTAAAAGACAACGATTTATCAATCAAGTTAGCGAAGGATGCGCAAAAATCCTGCGAACGTTTTGGTTTAGAGTACGAAATGTTTGACGGAGTGCCAGCTGATAAAGCAATTGACGTTATGAAACTACATGATCTTAAGCCTTCAAACAGCGTTAAGAAGGAAGTATGGACTAAAGGAACAATTGGCTGTGTTGCTAGTCATTTCTTACTTTGGAAGAAATGTTCTGAGCAAGACGAAAATTTCGTCATAATGGAACATGATGGTCTTATTATTCGAGATCCACGATTAATAGAAAATGATGTTGTGCATGCTTGCCATCTTGATGCATCAGTCGCTTTCAATTCGAATTACGATGCTGATAGCGAAGAATGGTTTTACCACTATGAAAAATCATTTATTGATAATAACAAACCGGGTGTTCGTGATCATCCTTCAGTCAAATTTTATGGCAACCAAGATATAATAGGTGGTACATTTAGAGGTGCATACGGATATATGATTACACCAGCAGGTGCGAAACGTTTGGTAAATTTCGTTAGAAAATACGGCGTGTATCCAGCAGATCAGTGCCTATGCGAAACTGCGGTTAAGCTTCAAAGAGCTAAATCTACGTATGTACGACTGCATCCGTTCTTTAAGACGTTGAACAAGCAACGAGAAAATACGACTCGTCTATAAAATGTGAAATAAATGAAAAAAACTGTATACTTTTTAAGAAAAACTGTGTATAATAGCTCTATTACAAAATGTGAAAAGGATTAGATAATGAGTATTAGAAAACTCTCTGAACGTGAACATATTATCCAGCGCCCATCGATGTACATCGGTGCTGTTGATCTAACAAAGACGAATGAATACATTTTTGAAGATGGAAATATCATATACAAAGAAATCTCATATGTTCCGGGTCTAATTAAGATCATTAATGAGATTATCGATAACTCGGTAGATGTGGCAATCAAAACCAACTTTGAAGGCTGTAACGAAATCTCTGTCAAAATGGCAGCTGATACAATCGAAGTACAAGACAACGGTACTGGTATTCCTGTCCAGAAAAACTCAGACGGTCACTATCTAGCAGAATTGGCATGGGGTCATGCGCGTGCTGGTTCAAACTTTGATGATGACAGCAACCGTACTCAAATCGGTATGAATGGCGTAGGTTCGTTTGCGACTAACTGTTTCAGTACAAAATTTGTTGGAAAAACAGATGACGGATCGAATAACTACACCATCACTTTCAAAAACAATGCTGAATCGTTCACCGATAAAGTTGAAAAATCAAAAGGAAAATCAGGTGTACACGTCAAGTTTTGGCCAGATCTTAAAAAGTTTGGTTTAACTGAAATTGATAGTGTTCATATGAATGTAATCTATCAACGGTTGATAAATTTGAGCATGTCGTTCCCTGACATAACGTTTAAGTTCAATGGTAAGAAAATCAATGTCAATTCGTTTAAAAAATACGTTCAGATGTTTAGCGATTCTGCAGAAATCTATGAAACTCAAGATTACAAATTTGCTATCTTGCCTAATGCCGAAGACGATTTTAGACAGTTTAGTTATGTTAACGGTCTTAAAATTCCTGACGGTGGTACTCATATTGACATTATAACACATAACGTCGTAAGTGGTCTGCGTGAGAAACTGGCTAAAAAGTTCAAAACTATCAAGCCGGGCGACATCAAGAACAAGCTTATGGTTATTGCATTCCTCAAAAATGTCAAGAACACTAAATTTAATTCTCAATCGAAGGAGAAAATAACAAATGGAGCTGCTGAAATCAATTCGTACTTCGGTGACATTCCTTTTGATCAAATTGTCAATAAAATTTTTAGAAACAAAGATATTATTGATCCAATCACCGAAGTTTATCGAATTAAAGAAGAGTTTAAGAAACGTCAAGAACTCAAAGGTCTGCAGAAAACTGTCAAGAAAATTAAATCTGATAAGTACTTACCTTCAATCGGTGTTAAAAAATATCTACTCTTGGTTGAAGGGGAATCAGCATTAGGCGGTCTATCTCCTGTCCTTGGACGCAAAGAATGCGGTTACTACACTCTAAAGGGTAAACCTCTCAATTCTTACAGTGCACCACAAGCTAAGTTCACGGCGAACAAAGAACTATCTGAATTGTATAAAATCATACAAAATGAAAATTACGAATATGTGATATATGCAACTGACCAAGACCTAGACGGTTATCACATCAGAGGTCTATTGACTGGTTTCTTTGTGAGGTATTTGCCTGAGCTTAAAGGTAGAATTGGTATGCTTCAAACTCCAGTAATCGGTGTCACAAAGAAAGATAAACTAACATCTTGGTATTACAACCTTAGTGATGACGTTAAGTTGAAATCTGGTGAACACTCAAACTACTACAAAGGTTTAGGTTCTTGGGATTCAGAAGATCTTAAGGAAGTCGTAAAAGCTGATGGTCTATCAAAGATGATTAATATTCTTGATTTCGACTCTGATGAAATTATTGAAGAATGGCTGGGCAATGACTCTGAACCACGTAAAAAATACATTTTAGCAAATGATTTTAGTATTGCAAAATTGTAAAAAAAATGTAAAAAACGGTGTACAATCCTTTTTCACTGTAGTATAATAGATCTATCAGTTGAAATAGGAGCTGTACACATGACTAGACTATCACCAAAGCAAACAGCAAAATTGATTCTCAAACTAGGTAAAAAGCGTATTGCTAAACTAGAAGATTTTGGTTACGAAGGATCAGGATTTGATATTGTTCTAAATGAAGGTTTAGAAAGTGCATGGGGAACAACCATGAGATATTATGAATTCGAAGAATACAAAACTCAAGCAGAATTGCTAGATGATATGAAGTCATTTATTGACAGCACAGAATAAGGAAGCATATGAAAATCACAGAATTTTTTAACAAGGATTACGTAGATCAGGCGTCATACGATAACCTTCGCAAGATCGCATCTCTCGTAGATGGCCAGAAAAACGCATCACGTAAGATCCTTTATACGGTTCTTGAGAAAAATATTAAAGATAAAATTAAGGTATCTCAGCTCGGCTCAAAAGTAGCTGAGTTTGCTGAATATCTGCACGGTAGTTTAGATGGTGTAATTGTAAATCTAGGTCAAGATTTCCAAGGCACTAACAATATACCGTTGTTACAGAAGAAAGGTAACTTTGGTACTCGATTTGCACAAGAAGCTTCAGCGTCAAGGTACATTTATACTTATGGAACCTCTGAATTCTTTCAACTATTTAAGAAAGAAGATTCTGCAGTGTTGAAGCATCAATTCTTCGAAGGGCAACAGATAGAGCCAATGTTCTATGTACCATCATTGCCTATCCTTTTAATTAATGGCAGTGAAGGTGTATCATCTGGTTTTGCTCAGAAGATTCTTCCACGTGATCCTGATAAAATTAAAGGGTATATTGTTAATAAACTTAATGGGAAGGCCTCACGTTACGATTTTACTCCGTTTTATAAAGGATTCAAAGGTGTAATTGAACAAGGCGAAACAAGTAATCAGTGGCTGATCAAAGGTGTCGTCCAGAGACAAGGTATCAACCGCGTACTTATTACAGAGGTCCCTATTGGTTATGATCTAAAGGGATACATTAATGTTCTTGACGATCTAGAAGACAAGAAGATTATTCAAGGTTATAGGGACCTTTCTGAAGATGATAACTTTAAATTCGAAGTATCAATCGCTAGTAAAGAATTAAAAACGTGGTGTGACGAAACTCTATTAGCTAAACTTAAGCTCATTAAAAAAGTTTCAGAAAACTATACTGTTATTGACGAAAATAACAAAATTCAAGTACTAGACTGTGCAAAGGATATTATTGACCACTACATCGATGTGAAACTTGAATATGTTGCTAAACGTAAGTCGCATCAGTGTGAAATCCTTGAAACAGAAATACGATTTGACTTTAGTAAGTATCTATTCATCAAAATGATTGTTGAAGATAAGCTTATTGTGAATAATCGAAAGAAAGTCGATATCGAGGCTGACTTAAATAAGGTTGAAAATATTCTTAGCAAAGATGGATCGTATGATTATCTATTGAATATGAATATTTTATCATTGACAAAAGAACGATTGGCAAAACTTGAAAAGGATATTGCTGATAAGAAACAAACGTTGGATGAATTGCTTAAGAAATCTATTGAAGAAATTTGGATAGATGAGTTATAAATAATTTTACATTATAACTATTAAAGGTACGAAATGTACATTACCATTGATCCGTATTATTCTAATACGTTTTACAACGAATCATTAGAAGCATTGAAAAATAATGGCGTCGAATACAAAGAATTTATTAGTGTTAAGACGCCATTTGACTGGTATATTCAACTTGACAAAGAACCAATCATGGTTAATTATGATAAGTTGCCAGAAAAGGATGTTCGTTGGCTTGTTAATAAGGTACAGCCATTACGCCCAAATGAAGAATATTTGTTATATCGTCGTGAACAAGACGAAGGGCCTAAAGCACTATTAAAATACATAGAAAACGAAGCGCTAAAAGAAGCAAGAACTTCTAATTATGCTGTGTTTTTTACTATCAAAAATCGTGAAGAAGGAGAACAGATCACTAAAGATTTCCCTGGCAAAATATGGTATTTTGGAAAATACTACAAAAATAAATTCCGTGTTTGTTTATCTACAAACGAAATGATAAAGAACTATATTAACAGAGATCAAATTTTACTTGAAAAGGGCGACATAAAAGAGCCCGGTCGATTTGAAGCTGACTTCAATTGGCGAGTTTTACGAGGTCAAGATATGCTTCTTAAATTTACAGAAATGCCGTTTTTTAAAGATGGCCAATATAATAGAGTGAAAATAAGTCCTGAAGTTTCGGCACGTTTTAATCTCTAATTTGTTATAATATATATTCAACAATCCACAAGAAGGAATTAACTTGAGATACGAAAAGATTTATGTTCTTGATACGAACATTATTTTAGAGGATGCCAATCAATTAATTACGATCGGGCAGGAAGGTAAGAATCTTATCGTTCTTCCGGAAACAGTAATCGATGAATTGGATGCCAAGAAATCAGGTTTTAACGAAATCAATTTCCAAGCCCGTGAGTTTGGGCGGATTCTATCAGAAGCTGAAGTAATTGGAACAAAGCGCGCTGGTAGCAAAAAAGATGTTACAGTTATGTCGTTGAAAGTTAGGGATATAATGATTGACATCATATCGTTTAAGGATTATGAGATGGTGAACGTCGATAAATCCGTGCTAAACGATCGCAAAATTATTAAGGTTGCGCAATTCGCCACTAACTATTATAAAGATACTGAAGAAACTATTCTTCTTTCAAATGATATTATGTGCCGTACCCGTGCCATTTCATTGAATGTTAAGACAGAAGGTATTCAGCAAAACCAGCAAGTTCTTACAAATGAATACATTAAGGTTTTGGATAATGTAAAGAGTACTGATTTTAATGTAATGGAATACAAAAATATCAAAGATTATGATCCAGACTATGCGCCAGAAAACTACTGCTATCATTTAAAAGCAGATGATGGTAATGAGCAATTGGCTTATATCGTAGATGATAGAATTCACTTTGTTGATGAAGACGAACTTCGAAGAAACGTCGTTAAACCATTAAACGTTGGTCAGTTATTCGCAATGCAAGGCATGATGGACGATCGAATTGATATTTGCGTTATTGAAGCATTGGCTGGTTCTGGTAAAACACTCCTAGCAATTGCGGCTGGCATGAAACTAGTTCGTAAAGGTGTATATGACAAAATCATCTACATTCGTAACTCAGTTGAATCAGTCGATAAAGCTGAAGAGGTTGGATTCTTGTCTGGCAACGACGAAAAATTCAAAATTTACAACTTTCCGCTGTACGATACTCTTGAATTTATTGCTCAAAAAGATATTAAGAATCAAAAGAACAAGGATAACCAAGAGTCAATCGATTCGAAGATTGAAGAACTACAAAGTAAATACAATATTGAAACAATGTGGCCTGGGTCTATCCGCGGACGAACTATTTCAAACGCATTCGTTATTGTAGACGAAGTTCAAAACTTTGCTAAAACCTCTTTGCAGACGGTTCTATCTCGTATGGATCAGGAATGTAAAGTCGTATGTATCGGTTCAAACCGTCAGATTGACCACCCATATATTAACAAATATACGAACGGTCTATCAGTATTGATGAAGGCGCTTAGGACAGAACACGATAATGTGAATATGTTTGGTACGGAATTGAATAAAGTTGTTCGTGGACGTATCACTGAATGGACAGAGAAAATCTTCGAAACAAAATAACTTAATTTTTTGTTAAGCATGTTGGTGGTATAATTATTATTAAGGTTATACCACCAATTTAATTTTAGGATTATGAAATGATTATTGAAATAAAAGATTTACCAGTAAATCGAAACGTCAAGAAAGTTACTTTTGATATTGAATTCGAAGATGGCGAAGTTAGTTCAGTAAAACCGAATCTAGAGAGCACTCAGGTGAATGAAGAGGTAGTAACTACACATACTGAAATTCCATGCACACAGGACACCGAATCAAAAGTCACTGCACCAATCATTGAAGAAAATCGTCCTAAAAAAGCAATTCCCCAAGAAATGCAGGATCTTGAATTCTAATGTTTGAACTTCATATAACTTGCAGTAAGGATATCGACGAACTACATATCAATTTCAGTGACGGTACTGTTGTTACTTCAAATAATCCTACTGATAAGAAACGAAATAAAGATGAAAAGTCTAATAAAGGAACTGATTCAGAAAAACCAAAAAGTAGAAGTACTGCGCCAGCTAGAAAAGAACAAGTCTTAGATACTGACGTTGATTTTGGTGGAGTATCACAAGAAGTTGTCGAAAAACCAGTAATTGGTGGTGACGAAAGACCAGTAAAAATCGCTGAAGAATTACAAAACTTCGATTTCTAATAAAATATTAACTAAACATTTAGTATAATTATCTTGAACTTTAAATAAAGGTAAAACAGAAATGAAAAACATCCTCGGAATTGACATTGGCTTTGGAGACGTAAAGGTGACTTTCGGTACATCCGATGGTAACATCTCAAAGCAATTCAAATTCACAAGCACAATCGGAATCACTAAACGCAATGAACACGTTTCTGATTCACGTATCTATGACTATAAGGAACATAGTTACTACGTTGGTGAAAACGCTCTACATCTTCCAAGCGAAAACTTGATTGATATAACTGACTATAAAAATCTAGAGTATTATGCTCCACTATTCTTGTTCCATGTAATTAAACAGACTGGTTTTAATCCAGATATTATTGTTTCTGGTCTCTCAAAGGCACAGATCGAAAATTCTGGTCACTTTAAAGAAGGTCTAATGAACTTCACAGTGAACGGCGAAAACTTTAAATACGACGAAGTTTATATTCTTCCACAAGGTGCTGGATCGAAGCTTACCATTGACAAATTTGGTAATAACTTCCCGCATCCTCAACAAGAATTTACTGGTACGACATCTTTCGTAGGCTGTGATATTGGTTTTAATACACTTGATATGTTCTTAGTCACTGATGGTAAAACATCGCCAAACTTGTTTGAAGGCATTGAGCGTGAAGGTGTTATGAAAATTGCTACATTGGTTGCTAAGAAAGTCAAAGAGCTTCATGGTCGCCAAATCACTCTTCACGAAGCTAAAGAAATCATTGATACAGGTATCTATAAACTTCGAGGTCAAAAACACCCGTTTAAAGATTTTGTCGACGAAGTTAAAAAATCATATCTTAAAGAACTATTAGCATTGGTTGAAAACAAATACGGTAAAATTCTGGACAAATGTGATTTTATCTCGCTAAGTGGTGGTGGCTCAACTATCTTTAAATCAACTGACGACGGGTTCATTCGTGTTCCAAAAACTAAACATGAATATTACAATTCAATCGGGTTCAAACTCTTCGGTGATACAAAAGCATGAACCCGGTAATTACCGTAGATAGGGAGGATCTCACTGTTACATACAGTGATCCTCTAACTTTGGAGACAATTAAGGTAAGGCATAAAACATGGAAGTGCCAGCGATCCAATATATGATTCATGGCAATCAAGTGTTATCCGTCATCGATATCGGTGGCGGGTATTGCGTACTTGCTGGAGATATGATTCGCACGAATGGTTCAACGTTATTTGACTCGAAAAACGATGCAATGTACGCAAAATTGTTATATGAACTCGAAAGAGGAAAGGACCTCCGAAAATATAAGTCTTCGAAATACTACAAATACTATATCGAACGCTTGAAAAAAGAGAATCCAGAATATTTAATTTGAAAAAAATGAAAAAAAGTGTTTACTTTCTCTGAAAGCTATTGTATAATAGCTCTATCATTAAACAAATGGATAAAAATCATGACAAACACATTCACATTTGACATCGATCACAATACCACTATTGACCAACTTCTTACATACCTTTCACAAAATAATTTAACTCTAATCTCAATTAACCCTCAACCTGACCTACCACTGCCTTCAATAACTGTCAAACACAAATAAAAAAATTCAAAAAAAGTGTTTACTTTCTCTGAAAGCTATTGTATAATAGATCTATCAAATGAAGAAAAGAGAGATATTTGACATGAAAAACTACACTCTACGCAAAATCGAAAAGCTGGCTTCTGAATTGGCTCACCTATTAGAAGATAACAAAGCTGCTGGTTTTCATTGGAATACCAAAGAAAATGGTATCAAAGCCGAAGAGAAATTCATCGAAGAGCTTTTGGATTTAGCATTCTCTGCCGATATGACGATCGAAACCGATTTGCAGAAAGATGAAATTTTTGGATAAAAACTGTTTACAATCACGACCGAAGTGATATAATAGTTCTATCAAATGAAGAAAAGAGAGATTCTTGTCATGATTAAACTTACTTTCAAAAACCGTTCAAGCGACGCTTACAAGTTCACTACTACGGACGCCAACTGCCCAGAGGTTTTAGAGCTCAAAGAGACAGTTAAAGAAAGAAATGCTCAAATTCGTGAAAGGATGATGCGCTTCAACCCAAATAAAAAGTTCATCAAACAATACCGTATTCGCATTCGTCCACGTGGTCCTCGCAACGGCAACTACCACGACACTCCAAAGGCTAATGCTACTCACTTCGATATCTACTGCGATCAATACGAACGTCGTACTTACGCTTACCAAAAGTTTTGTGATAAAGCGTTTGCATCTCTTCTAATGGTTCAAAAAGAGTACGGACACAATAGCGAAGTAGCTAGAGCCGCTTTGCGCGAATACCGAGATGCAGTCGATAATTACTAAAAATTATTGATGAAATAAATAAACGTAATAATCTTTATAAACAAGGAGAAAAAATTGAAAAGGCGCCCAATTGTGTTTACAACAGTCCCACGAATTCGTACTAAGCCAGTAGAAGGTCTACCGAGATCAATTCTAAAAAGTTTAAGCAAAACACAATAATGCAAAAAATATTAATTTTTTTAATAACATCTTTGTTATAATTGACTGAGTAAATAAAAGAAAGGAAGGAAAATGTTTAATAAAAATGTAACCGAAGTATTGTCACAAATCAATGGCATTACGGACTCAGTTATTCTCAAATATCCCGTTACAGTCGCGGTATCTGAGTCTCAAGATATGATGGTGTATGCTGACATTTCTAAGCTGGACTCAGATCCCTTTGGTGATATTGGTTTGATGAATTCACTAAGTGACTTTTTGAATTTGTTTAAATTGTTCCCTGAAGATCGTAATATTGAAATCGATGGCAATACTATCAATGTATCAAGCGGAAGTACATCTTCATCGTATATTGTAGATAATGTCGCTTTGATGGACGCTTACGACAAGTCACCTGAACAGTTTGATAAAACTGAAGCCGTGCCAAGTGTCGCAAGTTTTAGTATTTCTGTAGAAGATATTAAAAATATCAAATCAGCAACCGGCGTCTTTAAAGATCTATCAGAGGTATTGATTACTTCACAAGATGGTGACATTAAGGTATCACTTGGAGCAACGAACAAGTTCAACGCTAAAAGTAATACGTACTCCGTGACTAAAAGTGCGACAACTTCAAAAGAATTTGAAATTAAAATTCCAGTTGATAACTTTAAAATGCTGCCAGTTTCTGATTACACTGTTGAGGTAAAATACAACTCAGCCCGTGATTCTTATCGCATTCTATTGATTAACGACTCACTTGAAGGATTTAAAGTTCTTATGAGTGTAAAAGTTTAGTAAAAAACGTCTATGAATATAAATATAAAGTATAGAATTTAGTGTTCTACAATTTATATAATAGAGGAAAATAACAAAATGAATTTCAGAAATTTCTTATCAGAAAACAAAAATAAAGAAAAAGCCGTAGGCAATGTTGCTAAAAGCTTAGGGTGGAAAGAAGTTGATGGTGGTTATGAAGACAAAAACGGAAACCGTTTGATTTACGTTGACCCTGGTAAATTTGCAGTATCAAGTAAATCAGGACAGACTATCATCCCGCCTAAACCATTTATGACGTTTGACGATATTTCTAAAGCAATAAAAGATTTATAAATAAATTTAGAATATGGGTAATTATTAAGTGAAATAATATTATAATTACCCTGTTCTTTGGCAATAACGCCATTTTGAATATGTCCGCAAAGACAATAAAATAGTGAAACATTTCGATTAAAATTAGGAGAATATATATGATCGACGCAAGCGCATTTAACTTCGACGCAATGAAAGAAGCAGTAGGTGTAGACCCTTTCGCAGATAAAACTAACAAGTACGCATCTGACGACCGATTCTACAAATTGACTAAAGACAAAGACGGCAATGGCGCCGCACTTATCCGATTCCTTCCAGATTCTGAGAAAGGAATGATCCAAAAAATGTTCAAAATCAATACGACAATTACTAAAAATGGTAAGAAGCGTTTTGTTTCTGAATTCTCACCATCTACTATCGGTCAACCATGTCCATTCCAAGAAGAGTGGCAGAAACTTTGGAACGCCGGTGATAAAGAAAATTCACGTACATTTGGCCGTGGCGTAAAATACATCGCCAATATTAAAGTAATTAAAGACCCAGCTAATCCAGCAAATGAAGGCAAAATCTTCTTGTTTGAAATGTCTGGCGCTATGAAAGACAAAATCCAGCAAGCAGTTGATCCAGCAGAATCTGACCGTGCGCTTGGTGCTGAACCTAAGCAGTTGTTCAATCCACTAGCAGGCAATTCTTTCAGACTTGTAAGTAAGAAAGGTGCTAATGGCTTCATTAACTATGATACATCAGAAGTTATCAACGAAGTAACTTCAATTTATGATTCTGTTGAAGCAGCTTTGGAAGATATTCGATCTAATACCTATAAGCTATCGGATCTACTAAAACCTGAAGCATTCATGACATACGAAGAACTTCAGAAAAAACTTCAGTGGGTAACATTTGCTGATCAGGAAGTTGTTCAACCAACAACTGCACCAACATTGACTGCTGAAGTTGCTCCAGCGCCTGCACAGGTTGCAGAAGTTCAGCCCGCAGTTGCTCAAGTTGCAGCGGCACAACCTGAACCAGCTCAGCCTGCTCCTGCACCCGCTCCATCATCAAGTGCAAGTCTAGATGACCTATTGAACGGGCTAGTGTAAGACTTCGGTCTTACCTTCCCTAGGAGGTTGCTATGATACTTATAGATTTCAGTTCGATTATACATCGAATGATACATACTTCGGTTGCTTCAATAAAGCCGAATAAAAAGGATGGAAAGTATGTTACTTCTGAATTCATTGGATTGACGAAGTACTACATTCTTCAAGATTTGTTTGGCATCAAACAGGAGCACGAGGCAAAGTTCGGCAACTTAGTTATCTGTCTAGATAAATCAGCAAATGGTTACTGGCGTAAAGATGTTTACGCTGGTTACAAATCAAGTCGCAAAAAAGGTCGTGATGAATCGGAAATTAACTTTGGCGAAGTGTTCAAAGAAATTGACGAATTGATCGAGCAAATCAAAAATAACCTTCCTTGGAAAGTTATTGAAGTACCTAAGGCTGAAGCTGACGACATTATGCTTGTATTAGCGAAAGAATACAACAAATACGAAAATGTTTTAATTCATTCGCCAGATAAGGATATGATTCAAGCACAGCGTGATAACGACACAGTATTCCAATATTCGGCTCTAACTAAAAAATGGCTAGTACCCGAAAACAAACATGATCATATGGATCATTGGATTATGGAACACGTGTGTCTTGGTGATGCTTCTGATGATGTCCCGAAAGTAGTTGATGGAACAGAATTTAGCAAAAACTTTGTGCAACATTTGTCTGATGCAGGATATAACATCAAAGACCCAATGGAGTTTAAGGCTGCACCAATATCTTCTGATATTAAAAAGCAGATGATTGAATCTTTCGATGTTTATAAACTGAATCGTAAAGGCGAATCAACTGGTGTTAAAGACATCTACAAAGATATAAAATTCGGTCCAGCGACACTTAAGAAAAAGGTTGCAGAACATGGCTCATTAGATGCTTGGCTCGATTCACATCCTTTGTATCGCAAAAACTATGACAGAAACTTTACGCTTGTTATGGCTGAAGGTATTCCCTCCAACATTTGGAATGAAATTATTCTACAGTATAAGCAAGCACGAGCAGAATACAACAATAAAGAATTTGAGGAATATTTAAATAAAAATGAATTAAAATCTATATTAATGGATTTGCCCTCAATCTTTAAAGTTGACCGTGAACTTACCGCAGAAGATTTCGGCTGGTAAGATTTACTTGAAGGATAGATATGTTAGACAGACTAGACATAAAATACTTCAAATTGGCTGTAGGAATGGACAGCATCGGTAAAGAAACTGATGTTGACATTTCTGCTCGTTGTCCAATTTGTGGCGATAGTCGCAAAAAGAAAAGCGCAAAACGATTACATCTTTATACAAAAGGAAATGTAACAAACGTTAACTGTTTTAATGGAGACTGCTCTTGTAAAAATAAAACAGTTTATTCGTTTCTACGCGATTTTTTTCCGGCTTTGTTAGGTCAATATAAAAAGGAAAACTTTGGTAACACTATTGAGAAATTAGCTAAAGGCGACACAGAAGATGTCTTTGGCCAATTTAAGAAGGAAGAAAAGAAAGTTACTGAGGTTTTAATTCACGACCTCTCCCCTTACTTTAAAGATATTTCTAAAGTTCCAGCTGCTTTAGAGTATCTAGAGGGGCGAGGTTATTCCTACAAAGAGCACCGTTATGGTAAATGGTATTTCGCTGAACAAGATTTAAAGATTGGCGAAACACTCTATCGAACAAATAATTCGCTAGTAATTCCTCTATATTATAATAATCAAATGTATGGGTTTTATTCGCGCAATATTTATGATAAAACATTTGCCACATATATGCATGATGCAAATATAGGATACAAAATATGGAATTGGTTCAATATTAAAAAGGATCAACCTGTATTCATTTACGAAGGCATCTTTGACGCTATTGCAGGTGGTCTCCCAAATAGTATTGCACTTATGGGTGCTAAAATACCAGATGAACGATTAAATGAATTAAAACATCCCGTTTTTGTTCTTGATAACGACAAAACTGGGCTTATAAATAGTCTTAGTTATGCCGAAAAGGGTCATTCTGTTTATGTTCAACCAAACAATTTCGTTGAAAAAGACATGAATGAATTATTATTAAACAATGATATTGACGTATCGGATCTAATTCAGAATAATCTTTATAATGGCATTGCTGCACAAATAAGAATAAAAGCAAAATTATAAGGAGAAGGAATTGTTCTTACAAGCTGGAGACAGGTTGATAAACCTGCAAAATGTTAGTAACATCAATTTATTGCGAGATCGCAAACGAATAGTTTTTAATATGAATTATAACATTCAAATTAATTCGCGTAATGGAAGTAAATTGATTAGTGATTATGTTTATTGGGATTGCGACGATAGCAAAGAATTTCAACATAACATGTATAATTTAACCACGAATGAGTATTTTGTCAACAATTTTATTGATAAAATAAATTATGAAGGTTACATTAATTTAAACGAAATTAGTTCAATTAAGTATAGTTTTAAGAAAAACCGTGTTATATTTAACTTGAGCCACCCAGTTACTTTTACAGATTTTGATGGACGAGATAAGATTACATCTGAATTCGTTTACGTTAATTGTAAAGATAGCAAACAGTTTTCTGAATATTCAGAATATATAGAAAAAACATTAGGAGAGAAGAATGGAAATTAGATCAACTGAAGAAGCGCGTTCAAACGTCGAAGAGTTCGCAGACCGATACACGAATCTTTTGCTTGAAAAGAAGAAGCTTGATGACGACATTAAAGCTTTGAAAAACGAGTTCAAAGAAGAAGGTGTACCAGTTGGGATTGTTTGCAAAGCACTTAACGTATTGAAAGCACAGAAGAAGAAAACCGACTCTCAGATCTTTGAAGAAGAAACAATTCAAGATTGGTTGGAAAATAACGCTAAGATTGACGACAAAGTTGGCCAACTAATAGCAAAATAAGCGAATAGATAATGAAGTATACGCCTTATAGTTTTTCGAAAATAAGCACTCACAAAAAGTGCAATCGAAAATTCAAATATAGTTACATCGATAAGGCTCCAAAGTCTGAGGTAGATTTGACCCCGCTGCTGAAAGGTGGCGCGGTTCATTCTATCTTAGAACATTATCCGAACGAAAGTACTCATAAGTTAGCTCCAAAATATCAGCATATTGCCGATAAATTCATTTCTACAAAGCTTGGAAAAAAATACCTATCTCAAGATAGTATTCGTGAATTTGATTTTGGTCTATCTAAAGAATTAACACCTACTGAATATCGTGATAAGGAAGCGCTATTCCGTGGAAGTGTTGACTTCATTTGTACAATAGAAGATACGCTTCATCTTATCGATTGGAAAACGGGAAAATATAGAGAACAAAAGTGGCAAGAATATGATCAACTTATGTTCTATGGAATCTATTTCTTCCAACGTTACCCATCAATTAATACGATTAAAATATCTTACGTTTATATAGAGCATCCTGAAACTGAGAATGATCTAATGCTTGAGCGAAAATATTTAGATACGTATATAAGCGAACTACGAGACCTTATAAATAATGCAGAAAAGGATGAAGATTTTGTTAAAAATCCATCGCCGTTATGCCAATGGTGTGAATATAGGGTTCACTGCGAATCAGATAATTAAATCTTCCTCGTATAAATATAAATAAGATATAATAAACTTTTAAACAAAGGAAGATATAAACCATGGAAAATATCGAAAACAAAAACCCTTTGCTTGAAGATACTACTGGTCCTAATGCACCGGAAATCGCGACTACAGACGAGAATCTTTCGGTAGATGCCATGTATCAACAAGCGGCTCTGCCATCTTTAGGTAGACAAATCTTTTCAGTAATTCCTATGAATGGCCCAACTGCGGCACTATTCAATATTCGTAAAAAATCAGGTACAACTGATTTTGAATTAGTTAGAGCTGAAGTAGAAGTTGAACCGTCGACTTCGATTCATACTGGCATTTCCCAAGAAGCAATTCAGGATTTAAAAGCACAATACGGTAAAGAAGTAGGTACCGTCGTAGGTACTTTATTGCGCGGTCTTGCTAACGATCAAGAAAATGAAGCTACATTGGCATTCCTAGCCTCTAACTCCGTTGAAATAACTGTTGGTGATGCACTTGATTTAACAGAGTCTACAAATGCAGAATACAACGCGTTTGAGATTCAACAGAAAGTCCATGAATTAGTTCTAAGAGCTAACTCTAAAACTATGAGAACATACGAATCTTTCTGTGTTTTACCATACACCACTGCCGCAACATTTGCTGCATTGAATAACTATGTAGGTGGTATGGATAAAGACGAACGTGGTCTGTTTATCGCCGAGATTGGTAACACTAAATACTTTATGAACCCTGATCCTACTGCGACGACTGCTTATGTCGGATTAAAAGATTCGCTTAACCCGTCTAAATCATCCGCAGTATTCTCACCATATCGTAGTGAAGTTGTGGAAGCGACTAACGCAAATACAGGTGAGGCTACTTATCATATCTATAACAGATTCGCAATCACTGCTTCTCCATTATCAGAAGCTGGTAACGAGATGTTGTTTAAGTTCACCATCAATCTTTAAGGGGTGAATGATGAGTTTTTTAGAGATTTTTAACAATGAAAAAACTTCTAAACAACCTGAAGCAAGCATCACAGAATCTAAAATGCAGGTTGAAGCGAAAGCACAAGAACCTGAAAAAATACTACGAGGAGCAGGTTACAAAATCAAACTTGTAACCCCAACCTCTTTTGGTACCCAGATAGATTTTGCTAAACTGTATGATGAAGAAGAAATTAAACAGCTATTAAAAGATTTTACAATAAAAATAAAACAAAAAAGTGTTTTCATTGTCGATTAATAGTGATATAATAAAGGAAATTAAAAATGAAATTTAAAACATTCTTGGAAGAACAACGATTGGTCGAACTTGAAGAAGCTACAATGGCTAACATCAAGAAAGAAGTTCAAGCTGAACTCGACAAAATGAGCGATGCTGAACTGAAAGCTGCAGTTAAGAAACAAAAGACAACTAAGCCGATTGATCACAACCGTGGTATGATCGCAATGGATGTTATGAACGCTGAAATGAAAAAGCGTGGTCTGAAAGAAGAAGTTGAAGAACAATCAGATAAGCAAAAAGCATATCAAGAATTCTTCGAAAAAACTCTTAAAAAGTACGGCGTAAAATCTCCTTCAGAGCTATCAGACGAAGATAAGAAAAAATTCTTTGATGAAGTTGATGCTGGTTGGAACGCTGACGACGAATAATAAAAACATAAAATAATAATATTTTAGGATAGCTTCGGCTATCCATTTTTTTCTCTAATTTATTAACCGAATAGTATATATAATACTATAGTAACATAAATGAAGGAAGGTCATGAAGGAAAATATAACGGTTTTTCACGCCAAGAAAACCACAAATAAAACGCCGATGTCACCTTATGACGACAACACGTTCGTCTTTGAAACATATCAAGCAACGTCGAACTTGCAGATGTATTCTGTATTGGTCTCGCATTTCATACTCAATATCCCACTTGATAAGCTCGACAAACCAGTTCGCACATTTAGACGTAAAGCTAATCTTGAGCCGCTTTATGGCGATTGTATTAATTACTTTATTCTTGATATCGACGACGTAAAATCCGAATATGACAAACAGCAGATCCTTGAGTATTTCAAGGATTACAAGGTTATTCTTGGCGAGTCTAAAAGTTACAATGGCATTAACAATTTCAATATGAAAGGTTTTTTATTCACCGAAAGTATTGATTTTAAAGATGCCAAAATGGCTTTATCTGTTATTCATCATGACCTTTCTCATTTATGTACAATTGATGAATCTGTTATTCGCAAAGCTTCATTGAATGCACCTATTCTTAAGAATAACGTGTTCCTTAATAACGAAGATGGAACTAGATTTAAGTTTGTAAAACAAACTGCAATTGAACACATCAACGAAGTTAAGAAAGAGTACATCGGTGAAGGTGTCGAAATCAATGTTAATGAAATCCAAAACATTGAAGCAGATACTATGGAAAAACTTTGTCTAAAGGTTTTTCAATCGATGGGCTTTGAAGCCATGCGCAATAACCCAAATGATAGCATTAGCTTTAAACACCCGTCTGAAGAAAAGTCTCCAGGCGGGTACTTTTGGTTTAGTTCATCACCTTACACTATGCATCATGGCAATAGCGTAAAGAGTATTAACATTTTTGAAAGTGTACGTAAACTTCCTATCGCAAAAGAATTGATGAAAAAAGAAATCAACTATGATGATGAATTTCTTCAATTTAATACTGACACATCTGTCGTTACTGTTAATGAAAAATATCTAGAAGTTTCTGAAGATATTCATAAAACCGTAGATACTTTTTTAAATAACCGTAATGGTTTGCTCAGTATTCGTTCACCGATGGGTACGGGCAAAAGTACATTAATCAACCACATCATTCAAGAGTGTCATGAACAAGACATGAAAGTCCTTATCGTGACGAATAGGATTTCAGTAGCACAAGACTTTGGTAAAAAATATGGCATTAAAGTCTATAATCAAGACCAATACAATATTGGCGATTCATTAGTGTGCCAGTTTGATTCTTTGTGGAAATATAATATTAAGTTCTTTGACATCGTGATAATGGACGAATTTATTTCGTTAATGATGCACAGTCGTTCTAATCTTAATAACAGTTCTATCAATATCGCTAAATTCTTTGGATGTTTTAATAAAAAATTAGTTATTGCTGATGCATTTTTAACTGGATACGAAAACTTCTTGCTAAATAATAAAGAAACGAATATTCATTTGATCGATAACATTTATCGTGATCCGACGACATTGTATAGTTATGACGATTTGAATTATTTCGTTGATTCGTTAGTTTATCATACGTCGAAACACAAAATTACAGTTAGTGCAACATCGCTTTCGTTTATTAATTCGTTGCAAATGCTACTAGCAAAACGTGGTCTAAAGGTTGTCACATTGACAGCAGAAACGCCTGAAAGTACTAAGAAGTTAGTATACGAATTATTTGAAAAGGAAGATCATGATAAGTGGGACGTATTGATTTATTCACCGACCTTGACAGTTGGCGTATCTAATCTAAACAATGTACATTATCACTTTCATTATGATAGTTCAATGAGTACTGACGTCATTTCATCAATTCAGATGATTAAACGTACTCGAAAAACGAAAGAAATACATATGTTCATAAAGGAAAAGATTAACTATCTAAAAACTAGTTACAACGATATTCGCGATGAATATATGGGCAACATTGGTCGAAATATAGAACAAAATTATCTATTTGATATTGACGATTATGGCGAATCAAAATTATCAGAAATTGGCAAAAAAGCAATTAAAATTGATACATTTAAAAATATTCTTGAATTCAACCATAAAGAAGCAATGAATTGGCTATTGAAATATCACTTTATGAAAGAACCACGTGTAATTGATAAAACGTTTTCATCGAACATTCTTAGTAAATATCAGAAGCAAATTCGAGAAGACAAGCAGAATTTGTTGATGAATAATATTGAGCAGTTTATGATGCTGAACGACATGGAAAAAACATCGTTATTGATGGACGCAGACGCAGATAAAACATTAAGAATTCTTGCAGAAATCGACGACGAAATACGTGATTGTTCGCCAACTGTTAAAAGTAAAATTCTAGATTGTTCATTACATGACCGTTCATTTATTCAAAAGTGCAAGTATTATAAAGTAGTTTTTAATTACACTAAAAAGATATGGGACGAAACAGATGTTAAAAATCTAGTGTCAAGATCTGTAATTACATCAAATAATGATGATCTTCATTTTTATAATGTACTATTAGCTTATGGTCAAAAAGAAATATTTGATGAATATCTTCCAAAACATATTAATCAAAATAAGCATTTGAAGTACATTCTTGATAAATGTGGGTACAAAGTAACTAAACAAAATGCGCCTGGTGTAGTTGGTCATCGCGGTTATTGCGTTGATCAAAACATTAAGGAATTATACGGGTATATTAAATAGGAATAACAATGAAATTGATACGCGACAAATATGTACACATTATCCACCCAGATCGATTAGAGTATGCTCCGTCTAGTGTGTTAAAGGAAAGTCTTTTGATTGAAAAAATTCAAGAAGAACTTGGAGAATTAAAGGAATCAGAATATACAGATTGTAATGAGTTTGCCGATGTTATAGAAGTCTTATATGCCTTAGCTAAAACCAAAGGTATTTCCGAAAAAGAAATAAACATTGCTCGTGAATTCAAAAATGACAAACGTGGTTCATTTGATGACGGTTTGATTCTAAAAGATGGATAGATTTAAACAATTCTAAGATATAATTACCTTATAAAATTGTTTAGGACATCTAATGATAGTACATAAATTAAACGAAAGTTACTCCGTTATTGACGCCGATCCTCAAACGTTGAAAAACATGTTTGAGTACTTAAAAGTAGAAAGACCCGGCGCATATTTTGAACCCGCCGTGAAAGCTGGTTTCAAATCGCCTTATCAATACTTTGGTAACATTCAAAATAAAAAGCTCTTAGTGATGAATGGTCATTTAGATCTGCTTAGAGCTTTTGGCGTTGAATCTGAAGTACTAAAATCAGAATATCGTGAAGAATATATTGATGAGTATTTAAAAGATGTTAAGAATATTCTACCCTTTCCACCTTACGATTTCCAAGAGAAGGCGTTTAAAGAATCAATAATTAACGTTAAGCAAATAAATAAAATGTGTACTGGGTCCGGGAAATCGATGACAATTTCTTTGATCGCTGAATTTATGCGTAGAAATAAAAAGAAAGGACTTTTACTAGTACCAAACATTAATCTATTAACACAGTTTAAAAATGACATCAAAGACTATAATCTTATTGACCTTTATAACGATACTCACACCATTGGTGGCGGTTCTTCTGATAAACACTTTGGCTGCTCTTTAACCATATCTACTTGGCAATCAATGCAGAATTGGAAAGATGAGCTAGACAAACTTGATTACGTGATTACTGACGAAGCTCATCGCTTTGCTTCTGATGAAACCGCAGCGATCGTAAAAGAAACAGTCAATTGTCGATATAAATGGGGATTCACTGGAACTTTACCAGAAGATCCAATTATGAAAATGGAACTTTTTGGTCTATTTGGATTGCCTAAAACATATATCACCAGTGCAGGCCTAATTGAACGTGGATTAGCTACACCCATAAAAATAAATAGTATAATCTTTAAATATAGTCAAAACGACAAAAACATTTTTAAAGAAAGTGGCAATTACGCGAAACAATTAAAGTTCATAAAAGAACACGAGCCTCGCAACGAATTTATTGTCAATTTAACGACGAGACTCAGAAATGTCGGAAATACTCTTGTATTATTTCAACACACTGATCACGGTAAAGGGTTGTTTATCGATGTAATGAATAAACTTTACCCCGATGTCGAAGTGCAAAATAAAGATATTACTGGAAAAAAATCTTTTGAGTTTCAAGAACAATATGGAGTATATTTCTTAAATGGTGAAGACGACGCCAAAACACGTGAGAAAACGAGACAAGTACTTGAAGGACATGAAGATGCTATTCTTATTGCAAACTTCGCTCTGCTTAGCACTGGTGTTAATATTAAAAAGTTGCACAATATGGTTTTAAGCTCACCGCTAAAATCTTATACTACTGTAACACAATCAATTGGCCGCGGAATGAGATTGCATAAATCTAAAAAAGAATTCGCCGTTTACGATTTAGTAGATGATTTTGGATTTCGTAAACCGGGTGGAATTTTTTACAAACAATATCAACATAGAAAAAATACAAGCTATAATCCGGAACAATTTCCGGTCTATGAACGAGATTTTAACTTATTCTAATATATAATATTTTTTTCAGACAAAAAGAGGACATTATGGATTTACAAGAAATTTATGAAAAATACGACGAACGTGTAGATGAGCTTCGACAGATGCTAGGTGAAAGTGATGAATATGATCGTTTGTTGTATGAACAGATTGAAGTTCTTACTGAGGTGTTAGAGGATATTAAAGAAATTCTTTTAAATGAAGGTTATGATTTTTAAATAAAAAGGGGAATTATTCCCCTTTTGTTCTTTCTATATATTCTTTAAACGTTTCGTTCAAACCGAGCATCTTCTTCAAAATTCCCGTTATATATGCGTAATCTTCTTCACGTCCAGATTCTTTAGCGATTTTCTTTGCTTTATCCCATAATTTTTCTACTTCAGCTTCTGACTTCCCAGTTTTATCAGCGAAAGACTTCACTATATTCGACGGCATATTATGTTCCTCTTTAGTTTTATTTATAAATAAGATTAAGATTAAGATATTGGTACATACAGTTCAATGAATTTAAGCAACAATATTGTATTATAAATAATTAGAAAATAGGAAACAATAATGGGATATATTACAAGACCCGTTTATCAATTTGATGACGAAACAAGTACAGGCATCGATTCAATTCCATTGAATGAGTTGGTGCTTGTAGAAAGTTTGAATGGTTCTCCAACGATGTTTTATTACAACAACTCGACTAACGTAACTGAGACGTCGACTATTGGCGAAATTATCGGCGATCAAAAACGAGTTCTAGCTGGTGAAACAATCGTAAGCATTGATGCTGATCATGATGCAAGAGATGGTGATTCAATTTTCGCCGATGCTACATCTGGTGCTATCACTATTACTCTGCCTGCTAATCCAGCTGTTGGTGTACGTGTAAGAGTATACGACGCGGCTAGTTCATTCACAGCAAATAACGTCACAATTGCTAGAAATGGCGAAACAATTATGGGTATCGATGATGACATTCTTTTAGATGTCGATGATCAATCTATTGAATTAATCTACGCAAATAGCGATTGGAAGGTGTATAATGTCTAGAAGATTACGTGAATTTATCAAAACAGAAGACGAAAATCTTTACAAACAAAATGGTGGTGGCATAGTAATTATTGACATAAATGTTTCAAACTACTACAAAGTCACGCTTGATCAAAATTTAACAGTTACCTTTGTTCCTGGGACGCCGAATCAAATTAACGATTATGTTATTGAACTTGTTAATGCAGGCTCTTACGCTATTACATGGGATACACCAACTCAGATTAAATGGGTTCAAGTTGACGGAACAATGCAGAATGCTCCTAACACTTCTTTTAATAGTGATGGAACAAGTGATTTCGTTTTACTATTCGAATCAGATGGAAATCTATACGGGAAGGTGCTTAGATAATGAATGCAAAAATGTGGGCAATGTTTTATAAACTTGATGCCATAACTCGTGAAACATCTGCAACTACAAGCAGAACGTCAACGTGGTCAACTTCTTGGGAAACAATAGAGTCGCAAGTTAGCACATTCACTGACACTTCTTGGACTTCCCAGTGGAGTACTTCTGTGCCTACATCAAGAACAACTAGTTGGACGTCTATTATTAATTATAATCAGACAACGAGCACACCCACATCTAGAACAACCAATTATAATTCAAGTTATACGACTTCATGGACGACATCACAAACTACAAACACGTATGTTGTAAATGGCACAAACTTCTATGTTTCTAAACCGTATAGTGATGCTAGAGCGAATCTGGTTTGGGACACTTATATTACTTATCTTCGTAGATACCCAGACCTTAATGGATGGTATTATTGGTACAACGTTGCGCCAGAAGAAGGCTCAACTCTAGTTCAAGCAATAAAAAATGCGGCAGATCAGGATCTAGCCAGTTCAGGACAATCAACATTGCAGCTTTATTATAACAGTGCATACTGTGGGTCTACTGCAAATACATTTTTCGGATTGAGCTCAAAGTCTATTGACGGTGGCGCTTATCAACCATATTGTAGTATTACAACGTCATACAGCGCGTCTAGAACGACATCCGTTAATACGAGTTACACCACGAATTGGACGTCAACATATATGACATATTGGACTAGTGAATTCCCAATGAGTAGAACAACATCTTATGATAGTGTTTCAACGCTAACTACAGATAAAACAAGTACGACGACTAATATTATAAACAATTATATTACTACATCGCAATCAACTTCTAACGCAACTGATTGGATAAGTTATTGGAATACGGTCTGGGCAACGTCATAAAAAAAATTTAAAAGAAGGAGAGAAGAATGAAATTTGCTGAAAGAAGAATACAAGATAACGACAAGGCCTTACCAACGAAACGTTCGCAAGAACGTTTAAAATGGGCAAAAGAAATAGAAGAAACTGTGAGAGATCTTGCTCCGTTCCCAATCACATATGATGTAGATGCGAAACAAGATATTAATTTCTCTGAGTTTGCATATACAGAATTTATGAATGGTCTGTATCTAAAAACGCAAAACATTGAAATTAATGCGCGAGTAATGGATTTTGCTTATAAAGAGCCCGCCGAAAAAGATCTTGTTAAAGAACTGGAATCAATTGAAGATAAGTACGTTCAAGTTATTCCTGATATTGATATGAAAATGCCTGAGCACGTAGTATTCTTTGTTGGTCACAATATGTTCGATATGGTTGACAGAGATAAAGTCGCAAGAGCGGCATATGAAAATGATGGAAATTTTGCAATTAAATTGCATCCTTTAACTAACGATGAATATGCTGGTAAGTTAGCGAAAGTGGTTGGTTGGAATCACATTTTACCTCAGCAAGTATCTGCTGACTGGGTATTGAGAAACGGAAAGATCATTTACATTACATCTGCAACTGAGATGGCTACAAAGGCAGTCATACATGATAAGGAAATCGTAAATGTGAGTGCGTTTGGTGCAGAAGCAAGTGGGTGCTATTACGCTCTAAATAGAGTATATTTTGAAGCAGAAAAATATGGAATTACGAAACGTGAAGCTTTAAACAATATGCTAAACTGTAAATATTCAGGATTAATCCTTCCATTTATGGATGATGTTGAAGAAAGAATTAAAGCGTTTTACGATAAATCTCTTGAATTACGTGAAATTTATAAACCTATTTCACTTAAACTTACGAGAAACGTTAAACAATAATAATAATTAGGAGTTAAAAAATGTTATACGGTAAACTTAATGAAGATGGTACGGTAAATCCGAATCTCATAACAGAGACAGAACTTCGAGATTTGCATGCGCCGAATGTAACTTTGCCAGCTATGTTAAGTGCCGATGCGCTTGAGCCTCTTGGCTGGGTTATGGTGCCGCCCTATGAAGGTATTATAGAGCAGCATCATGATAAAAGACCCGTTTGGTCTGTAACAAAAGACGAAGAAACTAACACATATAAACGTAGCTATGTTTACGAAAATTACGATGAGGAAACTGCTAAAGCTCGTTTCGAACGTAAACTTTCTGAAAACAGACAAAAGCGCGATTTACTACTATTCCAATCTGATTGGACGCAAGTAAATGATGCACCTTTAACTGAAGAGCAAAAGACGGCATGGGCTGAATACCGCCAAGCGTTAAGAGACATCACTGCTGTTGCTGACCCATATCATGCGCAGTGGCCACAAAAACCATAAGGATAATTAAAGATGGCGCAATACAAAACTAGAACTGGAAAAATGAGCCAAAGGAATGACGACGTCTTTGAAGTCGTCATGCTCGCGGATCAATACGGAAAAATAACAAACACTACGCGAAGATATAGTTCTGATGCTTGGGGTAGGCCTAAGGCGGTTTTAGACGAATCATTATTCTCTTCTACTTGGACATTTGGCATATCTGAAAGAATTTGGGAAGAATGGGCATATACTGAAGGTTCTGGATGGGCGCCACAAGTTGGATTCACAAATGCTGCATCAGAAGATCATATGCTTACAGTTAAAAGCACTACTGTCCAAGGTGGTGGGTGCACAATTGCTTCAAAAGTGCATCCTAAGTATCAACCAAACAGAGGACACTTATATAGTACTGCGTTAATTCATCCAAACGCAACTGATGTTGGTTTAACAAGATTTGGGTTAGGTTCACCTCAGGATGCATGTGCATTTGAAATTGAAGGTGACGGTGCAGATTGGGACATATTTGCGTTTAGAAGATATTCAGGTGTAACGGCAAATAGAGTATCAGTTAAAGATAAAATTCTTGAAATTTTCCCGGATTTTGATCCTGCAAAGGGTCACGTTTTTGATATTCAATTCCAATGGCGCGGTGTTGGCAATTATTATTATTTCGTTGATTTAGAATTAGTGTATACTGAAGAAGTTCTTGGAAGTAGAACAGAACTGTCAATGTCAGATCCTGCTCTTCAGGCGTTCTTTAGCACTTATTGTACCCAAGAAGGTGTTGAACGAATTGCTAAATTCGGGTGTGTCGATGTAACATCTGAAGGAGGAAACGGTCATAATAAACAATTTGGTTCTATTAACAGTGGCGATGCTCTATTATCAACAGGCAACCAAATCAGTACCGCTATGGTAGCATTACGTGTACCAAGATACATTAACTACGAGGGAGATCCTACTCATATTAACTCTCGTGGTGCAGTTATGGACATGTTAAATACGTTTTGCGATAAGGCATATCAAACAAAAGTTTGGTATTTTAGAGATACGACTGGAACAAATCTCGAAGGCTTAACTTGGACTACAAATCCAGATTCCGATTTAGGAATGTTAACTGGTGGGATATCTTCTGATTTAGATATTGCATTCCAAGCCGACAAACCGAATGGTACGGTTATTCTTTCCGAGTTTGCGCAGTCTGGCGCTAAAACATCAATTAAAAATAATTCAACCAGTGCGGTCTTTGAGTTGACGCCTGGAGACATTATAGTATTCTCAGTAAAAAGTACTTCGGGTAATGCTGCTTGTACTGCATACTATTCTGAAGAAGTCTAAAATTCTTTAATTTTTTAACCTTCCTTTTGGTATAATACTCTTATATCAATTGGAAGGATTAAAAATGATCTACGAAATAATCAAAGAATTAAATTCCGATAATGGGTCAAACTATAAAATTGAAGTTCTAAAAAAACATAAAGATAACAAACTCTTCAAAGATGTGCTTGAAATGACATACGATCGTGTAAAGTACACTTACGGCGTAACAAATGCGCAAATTGAAAAATTTACCCCAGAAGATATCGATTTGCCTCTCAATTTAGAATTTGCGCTGGCTTCTTTAAAAAGTAATCTTTGCACTCGTAAATACACTGGCCACGCGGCACTTCAGCTTGCTGCTAATCTTCGTCACAATTTATCGAACCATGGCGACAAAATCGTTTTCGATCTAATCATTAATCGTGATCTTAAAGCAAATATTGGCAAAACAATAATCAATAAGGTGTTTAAGGGACTAATAACAAAGCCAGTGTACATGCGATGCGACACATATAATCAAAAAACAGCTAAAAATATTTCTTATCCTGCTCTAGTGCAATTAAAGGCCGATGGAACATATCGTGAGTTTACTGTAGAAAACGGAAATGTAACTGCTAGATCAAGAAGTGGAGAAGAGTATGAGTATCCAATTCTATTCAACGCATTGAAGTTCTACCCAGATGGAGTTTATGTTGGCGAACTAACTGTTCGCGGTCACAAAGATCGTGCTAAAGGTAATGGTTTAATAAATAGTGATAATCCACCCCATGACGACATTATGCTCGATCTATGGGATATGATTTCATTAGAAGAATATGCCAAAGCCGCGAAAAAGGACAAGAAAGATCCATGTACAACACCTTACATGGAGCGTTGGACAGAATTAAATACTGTTGAATTTAATTTGCCGCATAAGAATATTCGCATCATTGAAGCATTTGTAGTCGAAAATCTTCAAGAAGCGCTAGAAGCAACTTCTAACTGGATGAACAGTGGATACGAAGGCGCAATATTAAAAGATACTAGCGGGGTATTCAAAGATGGGACAAGTAAACAACAGCTTAAGCTTAAATTGGAAATCTCTGCTGAGATGCGATGCACTGGATTCCAAGAAGGCACAAAGGGAACTAAGCGCGAAGGAAAGGTCGGAAGTATTATATTCTCAAATGATGAAGGTACAATCAAAGGTAAATGTTCCGGATTCACTGATAAAGAGTTGGACTTCTTCACTGAGAAACAGGATGAACTCATTGGAAAAATAATGGAAGTTCAGTTTAATGACTTAACTAAAGCCGAACATAACGATTTCTATGCTCTATCACATCCGAGATTTATTGAGTGGAGAGACGACAAAAACGAAACTGATACCTTAGAAAAGGTGTTCAAGCTACGTGAAATGGCGATGGAGCTGTCTTAATGAACTATCAAAAGCTTTCTAAGGATCTTTTTGAAGAACACCGAGAACTAATAAGACTAAGAGCTTATCTTAATGCAAAAGAAAACAAAATTCTCAACCTTAGAAAAAAAGTTGA